ATCACGCCGCCCGCGCCCATATCCATGTAGGCCCGGTTGATCGCCCCCGCCGACTTCAGCTCGCCGAACCGGCCCGCCAGCGTCGGATATGCCACCATCGCAACCTGCATGGCGTTGATCAGCGAATAGGCCGGTGAGAACAGGCGCGCCATGAACGTCAGGGTCATCAGGTCGCGCAGCGCCTTACCCGGCGGGGTAACATTGCCATCGTTCACCGCGGTGCGGGATGACAGCTCATTGAGGATTTCAGAGCCGCGCTGGCGGCCGGCGCCCATCAGCTCCTCCTGCTGCACCTTGCGCATCTCGCCCATGGCTTCACGCACCGCCGGCATGTGCTCCATGCGGGCGATATAGCCCGACGCTGCCGACGTGTAATCGTGGACGGCGCGCGCCATGTCAGCGCTGGCCCCCTTGACCATGCGGCGGGCGATCGAGCGCTGCTGCACCCGCGTGCCGGACATCATGCGCGCAGCCGCCTCATAGATGGCGATGCGCATCTCGGCCTTCTGCTGCTCGCCCATGTCGGTGCGGCGCGCCACGGCGCCCAGCAGCGACGCCAGCTGGCTGGATGACAGGTCGTCCTGCGAATACCAGTCCTTGCGCTGCAGCACCACGGACACCGACGTGTATTCGTTCGACGCCTTGGCGGCGCGGGCGAACTCCTGCGCGTCGTTCATGCTCTCGAAGAACTGCACGCCCTGCGTCTGGACATAGGCGCGATAGGCGACATCCACGTCATGGCCGGCGGCGTCGGCAGCGCTGACCGGCTCGCCCGTCTCGCGCAGATAATAGCGGCGCCGCACCGACGTGATGGGCAGGCCGGTGCTGTCGGCGAACTGGTTGAACAGGGCGCGCGCCGCCTTGTCGTCAGCCGCCTTGAACTCCACCACGCCCGGCTCCACCTCCTTGCCACCCTTCAGGTCGCCACGGTTGAGGTGCGTCACCACGACATGCTCGCCGCGCCGCATCAGCGGGAAGTAGTCGCCGTCGGTGCCCTTGATCAGCCGGGCCTTGGCCAGATCGTTGAACATGGTCGGGCCAAGCAGCGTCTTGTCGGCTTCGTCCAGCGTGCCGGCGAGCGCGCGGTTGACCAGTCCGTCACGCTGCTGCGCGGTCAGCCCCTTGCGCTCCTGCAGCACGGACTGGCCCACTGCCCGGGCGGTGTCGATGCGCGTCTTGGTGAAGAACTGCTGGCTGTCCATCCATAGCGCCCGCAACTCTGCCGGCATGGCCATGAACCGCTTCTGCAGCCCCTCCAGCTGGGCCAGCTTCTGGCGCGCGCCGGCGGCGGTCTGGCTCAGGTGCTTGTTGTGCTCCAGCAGTGTCTCGCGGGTCCAGCGCGGGTCGTTCAGCATCTTCACGTCCATCGACGTGACATCCACAGCAAGGTCGCCGTAGTCGGCCATCCTGTCCCGGTGGTTGCGGATTGCCTCCACATACTTCTGGGTCAGGTCGGCGCCATCCTTCGCATACTTCTCGGCCGTCTGGTCGATCTGCAGCATGCCCGTGACAGCCCGGTTCAGCCAGTCAGTGCCCTCGCGCGTGAACAGCCCCTCGCCGCTCTGGCGCAGCTGGTCCAGCGTCATCAGGCGGGTCATGACGCGCCGCGCCTTGGTGGTCAGCGTGTTACCCCGGTCGGTAACCTGCTCCATGCTCATGCGCGGCGCCAGCGGCGATGCAGCACCCTGCCGCAGGCTGTACAGCGGCGGCCGGCGCTCGGAGATGTCCAGCAGGCGCTCGCCCTGCAGCATGGCCATTTCCAGCATGTTGCGCGACGGCGCGGACCTGACGCCGATGAACTGCAGCATGCTGTCGACCAGCCGGCTCATGGACGCGACGAACTCGGACCACATGCTGCGGTTGGGATTGAGCTGCACTGACAGCCCTGCCGTCGCCGGCGTGACGCGCAGCAGCTCCTGAAACTCCGAATTGGAGAATGCCTCGGAGATGAACTCGTGGACGTTGCTCAGGCCATAGACATTGTAATCCGCCGGCAGCTGTTGCTTGACGACATCCAGCATGTTCTGGATGCGGGCCATTTCAACAGGGTTGTTTTCGATGGTGTCATGCACGGCGGCGTGCAGCATTTCGTGCAGCACAAGGCGCGTCTGTCCTTCGCCGCCGTCCAGCATGTCTGAACGCAGCGCCACATATTGCCTGCCGTGTTCATCGCGACTGTAGAAACCTTCTGGCGCTGCCGTCCATCCATTGCGGATGATCGTGTCGTCAACGGTCAGTGCAACCATGGCTTCAGGCGACAGCACGTAGACCGGCACATGGCCAGCGATGCGGTCGAGGATCGGCCCCAGCTGCCGGGAGACGGCGTTGAAAATCGGGCCATTGTCCGCCGTCGCGGCGCGCGCCAGCATGTCACGGCCGGTCGTGGCGCCCATGGCAAGGGCGCGGATTTGCGCGCTGGTGCGCTCGCGCCCCCGGCCCGCCCACTTGTTGATCAGCTGGCTCCAGCCGGCCGTCGTCGGGGAGCTGGACATGGATGCGCGTATGCGCGGCGGCTCGGCAGCGGGCTCCTCCAGCGTCGTCGCCATGTCAGGGTTGAACGCTGACACGGTGTCACCCTTCAGCCATTCACTGAACTCGGCCCGGGACATCGGCACGATGGACTGGATGCGGTCGGCTCCACGGCCGTCGCTGAACGAGTTTTCATAAGCAGTGCGCGCAGCCTCCTCAGATGGGAAGCCCATCATCACCTTGTGCTCATCAAATGAACCATCAAGGTTCTGCTGGTTGATCATGAATATCTGCTTGGCCAGCTGCGACGGGCCAAGGAACACGTCAACCTGATCTCCATCAGCGCCAGTCGTCCGCTTGATGTAGCCATAGTCCACCGGCATGGTGACTTCCCAGCCGGGACCGCGCCGCTTCTGGCCGCGCGCCGTCTCCACGGTGACATCATGGCCCATGAACTTGCGGTGGCCCTTGGCATAGTTCCCTGCCTCGGCCTGAGCCTGCGATGCTGGCGCGACCGGCCGGCGGCGCTTGCTGGCCACGGCGAACTTGCCTGCCTTGTCCTCGCCTGCCGTGACGGTGCTGTTGTCCTGCTCCGGCGCTGCTACAGGCTTGGGCGTGACCTTGCGACGAACCGTGGTGCTCTCCACCTGCCGGTCGTCCGGTGTCGCCGCTACAGCATTTGCCACGCCCTCGTTTGCGTCGATCGACACATTGCGCTCGATCCCGGCGGCGCGCGCTGCCTCGTCGCTGGTGGCGCGGCGGCTCGCCATGAACGCGGCGGGGTCCTCTTTCACCGCGGCGGCGTCGGCAGCGAACTGGACCAGCCGCTCCATGGACACATTCTTGCCTGCGCGCAGGTCATTGCCCAGCGCCTGTGCATCGCGCAGGAACACGGTGGCGCCGCGGTCGTCGGTGCGGCCGGACAGGTCAACGCCCCGCTCCTGCGCCAGTGACATCATGCTGTCGATGACAGCCAGCGTGCCCTTGCCATCGCCAATGGCGCGCCCGGTCACCAGTGGCATTTCGCTCGTGATGTCGGCAGCTGTGCGCTCGGTCTGCGCCCGCCGCTCACGCTCCTGCCGGGTTGCGGCGGCCTGCGCGTCCTCGGTCACAGCCTCGCCCGAATACACCTGCGACACGGTCTCATCATGCACCGCGCGCCGGGCTGTCATCCATGCCTCGCGCTGCGCTTGGGTCAGGCGACCGCTCTGCTGCGCCATGGTGCGCCAGTTCTCGGTCATCTGCTCGGGTGTGACGCCGCCAGCGATGGCGCGGTCGATGATGCGCTTGATCGCCTGACGGTCCTCGCGCGACCCCAGCTGGTCAGGGTCCGACGTGAGCTTGGCAGCAGTGTTCTCGCCGCGTACAACGCGCGCTGCCTCCGGCGCCGACACACGCGCCCGGTTCAGCTGGTTGGCCTTTTTCTCGGCCGCCTCGTCTTCGAGCGAGCGCAGGACGCGCGGTCCGCGCGGGGCCTCGCTGGTCGCCGTCTGGGGCGCCTGCAGGTCGGTCTTCAGCTCATCCAGCTGCCGTCCGACAGCGTCGATGCGCTCAGTGGTCGACGGGCTGGTGGTCACCTGCTCTCGTGGCTGCTCCACCACTGGCGTGACAAGGCTCTCAATCTGCGCGCCAATATCGGCAAGGGAGGCTTCCGTATTGTCCAGTTGCGCCGTGACATCATCGGATGCTGGCGCGGTTACCTCCGGGGTAGGCTCGATGATCGCAGCAAGCGGGTCCGCCGCCGGCTCGGGGGCAGGCGTCGCCACCATGGGCTCGGCGTCAGGGTCCTCGTCCAGAACCGCGTCCGGGGCCGCAGGAGGGGCGTTCTGCTGGACCGGGGCCTCCATGGGGGTCTGGGCCGGGGCGCCCTGTGCAGGCGGCTGGCTGACCTCCGGTGCGGCCATGTCAGGGGCAGGCGCGGTGATGGCGTTCTCGTTGGCGGTCTCCAGCCCTGCAGCGGTGTCAGGGTCGACAGCGCCGACGGTGGCGCCATCGCGCTGCCCGACCTCCACCTCTTTGTGACGTCCGCCGGCGACATGGCCAACGCCGCCCACTGTGCCACCAGTCAGGCCGCCCAGAATACCGGCCTGCACCGACGCCTCCAGCGCGCCGGAGATGTCAGGGTCAGACAGCGGCAGGGAGTTGCGCTGCTCATAGTCGCGGATGGCGAGCCGCTTGCTGGCTTCCTGCGTCCCCTGATCCAGAAACTCGTTGACCGCTTCACCCTTGGCGGCCCGGCCAATGGCGCGACCAAGCCCGCCGCGCCCCAACGTACCGGCGCCAATCATGCCCTCCACGCCGACGGTGGCCAGCGCGCCGGACGCGAGGAACTGGTAAACCGCCTTGTTGCCGATGGCGCCCTGAATGAGCATCTCGCGCGCTTCCTTGGGCGCAATGCCGGCGTCGAGATATTCCGAGAACTCGGGGATGTTCTGGCGCAGGTCGTCATCCGACATCTTGCCGAACAGGTCGCGCAGGTCTTTGGTGAAGCCGCCCGCACCCATCGCGCCGGCAGCTGCAGAGCCGCCCGGGATACCGCCCAGAAGGGCCGCGCCCATGGATGGCACCAGTGAACCAAGGCCCTGCGCCATCTTGGTGGTCAGCGCCTCTTTCAGGCTGACGTCGCTGTCCCAGACGTTGCGCTCACCCTTGGAGCGGTCAGCGCCCCACAGCTTGGCGGCCAGCGCGCGCTTGGCGCTCTCCGACATGCCATCCACGAGACTGTCGGCAGTTGAGCGCAGTGTGTCGCGGACACCGTCGACGGCTCCGGCGTTGGCGCGGTCCTGTGGGTTAAGGTCGGTCCCGGCGGCGAGGACGCCCATGTCCTGCCCGCCCTGCACGGCGTCGGCGGTTGCGCCAATGGCGCCGGCGGCGAAGGCGCGGCCCGTATTGCCAAAGAACCCCGGTTCATCCTTGCGCGGCGGGGTCGGCGACGCGAACAGGTTGTCGTCCAGCTCCATGTCGGGAGCGGGGGCCGCATCTGGTTTGGTCTTGGACGCCGGGGCCGCAAACAGCGTGTCGTCCAGTTCAAAATCAGATGCAGCCATTTTCTACCTGCTAGGTGTCTTCGTCCCGGCCAGCCGCCGTATTGCGGGACACACTAACACCAGACTGCGCACCGGGTACATAGTTGCGGCGGCGCAGGTCTACGCCCGTGCGCTCCGCCTCGCGATCGCGCCGGTAGGCGTCGATGCTTTTCTTGGCGTTGGCGCGCGATGCTGCGGTGCGCGGTGCGGAGCTGGCGTTGCGTGCGACGCGGCGGTCACCCTTGGGCTGCTCCTGCACCACCATGGAGTTGCCGCGCAATGCCTGCACCAGCTCGATGCTGCGCCGGTCGAGATAGACCGGGTCGCCGCTGCCGATGCGCACGCGCCCGTCGCGCTCCAGCCCGATGGTCCGGTTGTTCTTGTCGAACATCCGGGCGGTGATCTGGGCGGCGTCCTCCGGCGACACGTTCGGGTTGCCGTTGACGATGGATGCTGCGATGGACTTCATGCGCGCCTTGGCCTGCGGATTGATCTCGCGATCTTCCGGCAGGATCGTGCCGAATGCGCTGTCCAGCGACTTGTCCAGCGTGGTCGGCGCGGCGCGGGTCCGGCCCGGCTTCAGCTGCTGCTTTTTGTATGCAGCGTCGGCCACTGTCGCCATGTTCTGCGCCGCACGGACACCACGTTCCCTGTTGAACGCAGCAGCTGTCTCCGGCGCGCCCTCCATTTCGGTAGCTGCGCGAGCCTCGGGGCCGGCCTCGCCTTGCGTGCCTGCGGGCATTTGCATGGTGGGCGCCGTCCGGGCAGGCGTGTTGCCAGCCATCGACTGGTCATTTTGCGCCATGGACGGTAGGGCTGCAGGAGCATTGGGCGTGCGGATCGGCGCCGTCTGTTCATCCACAGGCTGGGTGGGAACGGCGCTGTTCTGAACAGGACCAAGATCAAGGGCTGCAGCTGCATCAGCATCAATGGCCTGTGCCTTTCTCTCGTCAGCGGTGGTGCGCGCGGAACCGGCGGCGCGGGGCTGCGCCAGACGGCGGCGCTGGCCCTCCATGTAGATGTCGTGGCGCTCCTTGGCCCGGCCGGCGCTCTCCTCGGCGCGGCGGTCGCGGCGTGCCTCGGCCTCGGTCATGCCAGACTTCTTGGGCTGGCTCATGAGACCCATGGCGCGATACCACAGCGTACCGTCGCCCATGCCGGTGGCCAGCTGCGTCAGCTGGTTGAGGGTAACCTCGCCCTTCTGCGTCAGGTTGCCGTCCGCGTCGAACATCTGGATGCGGACACCCTTGTTACCCACCGGGGTAGCTTCGATGCTCTGGCCAGTCGGCAGGGCGCCGTATGCCTGCTCCACGGTGCGCGCCGCGCCCTTGGTGTCACCACGCTCAGCCTGCACCTGCAGCACCGGGCCGGCGGCGGACAACACGCTCTTGGAATACATGAGCATGGACGCCGCGTAGTTCTTGGCCTTGGCCGCGTCGCCCTTGTCCAGATAGAACTTGTAGCCCGCATAGAGACGGGCAATCTGGCGCGCGCCGGCGCCCAGCTGGCCATTGGGGTCAATGGCGCTGTCGACCTCGCGGATTTCCGATGGTCGCGCCGCGCCCTCATTGCGCGCAAAGCGCTGCAGCCCCTGCTGCCGGGCGGCGGGGTCCTGCTGGTTTGCCAGCTGATAGTTCTCGGTGATGCCCTGCATGCCGGCAGCGACGACTTCCGGCAGGCGATCGACGCCCTCGCGCGCCACGGCGCTGGTGTCATACTGCTCGCGCTGCTGGGGCATGGGGGCGGGCTGGCCCTGCTGCTCACGCACCGCCTGCGGCTGGGTGGCGAAGAACGGGACCGGGCCTTCATCCTCCGGCGCCTTGTCTGGCACCGCGCCGCCGTCGGCGAACGCCCATAGCCCCTGCTGCTGGTCCTGCGTTGGCGACATGGCCGCGCCGCTGTTGAAGTCGACAGGCTGGAACTGGGAGACGCCCTGCGGGCCGCCCTGCACCATGTTGCCATCGGCGTCGATCATCCACGGCGGCACGCCCATCTTCATGAGCTGGTCGCGGCGCGCCGCTACATCACGCACACGCTGGCGCTCGGCCGCCTCCGCCGCGGCGGTTGCGCGCGACTGCTCGAACTGCTGCATGCGGTCCTGACGCTGGGCGGCGAACTTGTCGCCGGCGCCGGTCATGTAGTCCTCGTAACGGTAGGAGCGCGTCGGCTCAGTCGGCGCCCGGGCGCTGGGGCGCTCGCTGGGCGTGTACTGGAACTGGTCGAGGAACACGCTGCCGCGCCGGTCGGGGGCCTGCGACTGCCAGCCCGCCGCCACACCAGTGTCCGCTGTCGCACCGCTGGGCACAGCGCCGCCGTCAGCCAGCGCGACGGTGTTCACGCCACCATAGGACCCGCCGGGGATGGCGGAGCGCGGGAGCGGCGGGAGACCTGCGGCGGCCCGCTGGCGGTTGGTGTAATCGTCGGCGTCGTCAGCGGCGGCCCGGCGGTCATCCGGCGTCTGCTCGCCATCATCCACCGGCAGGGCTGATGTGGGCGCGGGAGCGCTGGCCTGCTGCACCGGAACGCTGCCGGGGGTGTTCATGTACTTGTTGGCGCGCGCAATGCGGTGATCCTTCCTCGGGCGCAGGAAGCTGTTCACGATCGCAGCGCCGGCCTCGCCAGCCGTCTTGGTCTTCAGGATTTGGTCGTAAGCCGCTTTCTCGGGACCCTGCAGCTCATGCACCATGAAATCCAGCTGCGTGTCGATGTTCGACAGCGACGTGCCGCGCTCCTTGGCGTACTGCTCATAGGCAACGCGGCGCGGGCCGGTGACCTGATACAGGCCGAACCCGCCGCGCGATCCCGGGATGGTGGGCTTGGCCTCGTTAATGCCCGGATTGAACCCGCTTTCGTCCTGCATGTTCATGACGAAGCCGTCGGCGATATGCTCAGGCAAGCCACGGTCAATCAGGCCGGCGCGGATATACTGGGCGCGCTCACCAAGGTTCCCGATGTTGGCCTGCTGCGACGCCGCGTCGGCGCCGGACGTGCCAGCATCGCTGGTGGACGCCTGCCCGACTGGCACACCCTGACGCAGGCTGGCGGAAGCATCAGCCTCCGCCTTGTCCTGCGCCGCCTTCAGGTCCCGTGCATCCTTGCCCTTGGCATGCTTGCTCTCGATCTTGGAGCCGGCGTCATAGGTGGACTTGAATACAGAGACAAAGTCCTTGACCTCATTCGCGAATGACATCCGTGTCTCCTCAGACAGGCAATGCCGCCGTATTCACAACAGGGCGCGCGGGCGGCGCGTTTCGTTCGGTCGGGCCAGCGCCAACATCAACCGGCAGCGCCTGCCGTTCCTGCTTCGCCTTGCCGATCATCTGGTATAGCTGCTTCTGGCCGATCCATTCCACAGCTTCCTTGGGCATGACAAACTCGCCCGCGTTGAGCCGGGCCGGGACATCGTCCACGTCCTCGCCGCCCGACGGTGACATGCCTTCATCCACCGGCACGCCGCTGTGGGCTGGGCCGTCGACCGGGACACCCTGCTGGGGCACCGCGCCGCCGTCGGCGAGGCCGATCAGCTTGGCGCCGATGCCACCGACAAGGCCCAGCATGGAGCCAATACCAGACGACTGGTTGGCGCTGTTCTCGGCCTTGTAGGCGTCAAGGGCGTTGTTGTAGCCCATGTTCAGCACGTTGCCCCACGTCCCGATGGACTGGTTGGACAGGCCCTGCCACTGCGCGGGCGTGCCCATGGTGTTCGCGCCGGTCGCCGTGGTGGCGATGCCCGCGTTCACGCCGGAGTTACCCGACTGGGTAGCCGTGTTGTAGGCGCCCTGAATTTGCGCGGGGTAACCCTTGCCAATGTTAATCGCCTCGGAGCGCAGGGCGCGGCCGGTGGCCTCCACCTGCTGACGCGCCTGATTGCCGGCGGATGCGCGGGCGGCGGCTTCCTGCATGCGCGTCGAGACATCCAGCGCACCGGCGCGCGTCTGCGACGGGTCAATGCCGTAGCTCTCCAGCCGGTCCTGTGCGGCGGTGCGCGCCATCTCGAACTGCTGGGAGACGTCAGCCTGCGCGCGGCCGGCCTCATACTCCTGCCGTTCCGGGTTGGCGTATTCGCGCGCCTCCCACGCAAGGTCGTCCTCCAGCGGCTGGAAGATGTCCTCGTAGCGGGCGCGATCGGCGGCGGCCTGCGCATCCGTCTGGTCGAGGCGGCGCAGCGCGGCCTCAATGACGCTGTCGGACACGTCACGGTCGAGGAAATACTGTTCCTTGGCCCAGTTAAGCTGCTCGCGCGCCACCTCGGCAGAGATGGCTGCGCTTTCTTTTGATGCCTCCGCGACCGGGGTATAGTCGGGCGGCGGCGGCGCCGAATTTTTACCTCCACCCATAGGTGCTCTCCCAGTCGATTGCGGATTACTTGCCCGTGTCGCCGTAGTCGGGACGCTGCGGCGTGTTCTGTTCACCACCCATTTAAGTCTCTCCCTCTCCGATATGCGACTTTCACATCGCGCTGCGGCATATCCAGATAGCGGCAGGCTTCGCGCTTCATCGCGAGCACAACCATAGCACCATCTGGGAAAACGTCATCTATTCTGGTGATCTCGCTGAAGCCAAGCCGCTTGTCAAACTCCAGCGCGGCAGCGTTGCTTGCCTTCACCTGCCCGAAAATTGTGTTTACCTTCAACTGCCGGAAGGGGTAGTCAAAGCATATCCAAAGCATGTCCTTGGTTACCCAACGAGGTAACAGGGATGCCACATGCATGCTGATGCTTACCTCATAATAGGCAGTGTAGATCACACCGCCTGCGAGCTGGCCATCAATTGTGTTTGCGATGTTTACATCGCACTTGGGGTTGTAAGTTGCCCCGGCTTCATCTGCGAGCAGGTGACCAAAATCCTCGTCATTAACGACGATCTGGTAGCTCATTGCTTTGGCACCTGCCACGCCTGAACCAGCTTCAGGTTCAAAAGATCACGCCATGTCACCGCCCGGTCCTCGGGATCGCCCCGCTGGCCGGACAGCATTTCATACCCTTCCTTCAGCTCGGTCGCCACCTTGGCCAGCGAGTTAACGTCAGGGGTTGGCTGCGAGATGGTCGGGCGTTGTTTGTCGGACCTAGACACGGACAAGCTCCCTCGGGTTGGTGGCCATGTGCAGTGCGCGCACGCGCGTCTTGCCCATCAGCTCCACCTGCCAGATGTCTGACTTGAAGCCGGACGGCAGGCGATAGACCTGATTGGCCTGCATCACCGGGTGGTCATAAACCAGCTTGCGGGTGGTTTCACCGTTCTCGCCCACCAGCCATGCCCACACTTTCAGGGTGACCGGCGCTTCATCCGGTCCCACCATGCCGGGTAGCGGGTCATCAAAGTAAACCCGGTAGCAGGCGAGATTGAGCGGTTTGGGCAGCACCATCTCCTTGGAGCGCCAGCGCCACTCCAGCGGCAGGGCGTTGGGGGCCAGCCACTCATACAGGTTGCCGTTGGCCAGCAGGAAGGGCTTGCCCGTCCAGATGTCGATGTCGATGTCGACAGCAGCGCCAAGGTCGGTCAGGCGCACGACGCCGGCGCCAGTCTGGTCGACCGGGTTGAAATAGAAGCCGTCATCGTCGCCGGTGGACGTGCGCACGGCGGTGTAATTGTTGCCGTAGTGGATGGCGCGCAGCTGCGCTGGTGTGTACACATCCACCCACTGGTCGCGGTCGACAAGGTGCGATGACGCATCCATGGGGCCGGACTGGCTGAACAGGATCAGGCCCGCCTCACTGGCATACAGCACACCGTTGAGCGTCGACACGATCGACCGGCGCGACAGGCACGGCGCCGCGGTGGTGTTGGTGACGAAGTTCATGGTGCTGGCCTTGACGCCGGTGACAGCGGCAGGATGGCCAGACGTGCAGACGACACAGGTGTTGCCAAACACACCAAGGCCAACGATCGGGTATTCCGTCGTCAGCACATATTCAGCTGGCCATGCATGGGGCCGGTAGTTCTCGGAAAAATACAGATCGTTGCCAACCCACCCCACAAGGATGCCATTCGGCATGGCGATCATCCCCTGCAGGTCTGCAGGAGGCGGAGCCCACATGATGCTCTCGATCTGGCCGCCGCCGGTCGCCACCGTGTCAGTTGTCGTGTCCGCAAACGTGGTCACGCCCACATTGACCTCGCCCACCTTGAAGAACGTCGTTGTGCCCGACGTTGCCGTGGTGGTGCGGTAGATGCGGATTTTGGTCACCGGCGCGCGCGAGGGGTCCGCCACCGGCTGGGGGATGTTGTTCACATTCCATGTGGCGTTGGTGTAGGTCGCGCCCTCCACTGGCGGCGACGGCTGGCTCTCGTGGCCATACTGGTCGATGAATGTCACCACGTAAGAGCGCGTCACGATGGTGCCGGAACCGCCCGCGCCAGCCAGCGTCGGAGCCGTCGTCGGGCCGGGCAGTCCCAGTTTGTATGGCGCGAGGCCGTCAATGATGCGCTGCTTCGGCGACCACAACGGGCCGGTGCTGGGGCTGGCCCAGTAATAGCGGTCGTAGGCGTCGTTGACGATCGGGGAGCGCACCACGTCCGTATTGACGTCAGAGAACTCCATCCATGTGCTGGACGCCCAGTCCGATATGTCGGCGCCGGGGATGCGGTAGATGCGGCGTGTCGTCGGCTGCAGGGCGCGGATCAGTTTGGGCGACCCGATGCCCCGCAGGGTGCCTGCATCCACGCGAACATTCTCCGCCTCGACCGCGTTGGGGTCCGGCAGGAGGCGGGCGTCCTTCACAGGAATTTCGCCCTGAAACACGTTCATACGCAGTGCAGGCATTGCTTACCCCAGAAGGTAATTACTTGGCCAGAAGGTCATCCAGCCCGGCGTTGAACGAAGCGTCCAGCTCTGCCGCCTGACCTTCAGGCTTGGCCTTGGCTTTGCCACGCTTCGGCTTGGCGGGCGCTTCATCCTTGGCTTCAGGTTCTGCGGCGGGCGCAGGGGTTTCAGCCGGGGTCTCGCCATCGGTCACCTGCTGCATGGCCTCGACAGTCTTGGCGCTGGGGGTGACCTTCACCTCCTCGAACTGCACGCCGGGCTCGGTCTTCTCGGGCTTCGGCGGTTTGGCCGGGCGCGCCGGAGCCGTGGCGGCGTGACGCTTCAGCCGGGCGGCGCCGGCCTCCATCTCGGCGTTGCGGCGCGAGCGCTCTCCGCCCCCACGCTCCTCAAGCCGGCGCTTGCCAGCCTCAATCTCCAGATCGGTCTGCGTCTTTTCCGGTTCCATGGTGTCGTCCTCACGGCGTGAATGGGGGCAGCTTCATGATGTAAGCCAGCGCATAGTAAGGCGGGATCGTGCTGACTGTCACGTTGTGCGCGTGGTTGCCATCCGTCCCGATGCCATGGGCGTGCGCCTCGTTGCCGCCAGCGTTGGACAGCCAGATGCCGGTGCCGTTGCCGCTGATCCAGATGCCGGTGCCGACATGCTCGGTGCGCGCGCCCTTGACACCATATCGCGCCACCGCGCCGCCGGGCGCCAGCAGGCCGCCATCGCCAACGGTCTCGTAATAATGGCTGTGGCCCGGGTCGTTGACGCCATGGCCATGGCCCGGGTCGTTGACGCCGTGGTTGTGCGCGGGCATTTGGCCCCACGACAACTGGTGGCCCGCTGTCGCGCCGCCGTGCGAATGGGCTCCTGCAGCCGTGGTTGTGAAGGCGCCGCCGGTGGAGCCGCCCACGGCGCCGGGCGCGTAGGTGTTGCCCGCTGCGATGATGAATTTGTCGGTCAGGTTGGGCGTGCCATTCTGGCCGTTGCAGATGGCCCAGCCCACCGGGATGCTGGCGATGGTGCCTGACCACATGCCGATGAAGCCGGTCGGCAGTGTGCTGGTTGCCGCGGCGAGCGCGGCGGTCAGGCCGTTGACGTCGCTGATCTCATGGTGGTGGCCCAGCGGAGAATAGCCGGACAGGGCCGTGTTCATCTGGGTCGCGGTGGGGCGCGCCGCCAGCGCGGTGTCGATCTGCAGGATGTCGCCAACCAGAAGCAGCCCGTTGGAGCTGATGCTGGGCGGCACGCCAAGGTGCATGCGGCGGGAATGGAAGTTGACGCTCAGTGCGCCTTCCGCAACCGAGTTGGGGGCCGGATCGCCAGCAACCACTGCGTCACTCAATACCAGCATGATCAACCCCCAAGCCAGACAAGGATGGCTTTTCCGTAACTGGCCACCAGCATTGTCGCTCCTGACGATGCGGCCACTGCAACAGCCATACCACCTGTGGTGCGCTGTTCCCAGCGCCTCACCTTCTCGATGATCGGATAAACATCGCGCTCCAGCTTCTTACCCATGGAGGTAAGATCGCTCTCCAGCCGGTAGGTGCGGCGGTCGACGTTATCCAGCTTCTCGCGCACGGAAGCGCGCTCGCTGTCGGCTGAAGCCGCCGCCTGCTGGCTCTCGCGCCGGAGCGCGCGCACCTCAGACGTCAGCTCGCCAATGGCCCGATACAGGGATGCGGTTTCCGTGCCGGGGGCCATCTTCAGCCCCCACGCTTCCAGCAACCCCGCGAGGCGCCAAACTGATCGGTTGCCGATACCCATTGGGCCAGAGCCTTTTCGCGCTGCACCAGCGCCACGGGATCATTTGCCCTTGGCGGCTGGGTCCATCCCGCGCAGCTGTTGGCACTGGTCTGGCAACCCGCCAAGATCAAGGCACAGCTGATAGTCGCTGCCAGTGCGAACACGCGCGTCAATGTCGCTGCGTTCACGGTATGCCTCAACGCTGGATTTGAGCTGGTCGACCTGTCCATCGTTTTTACCTTTCAGGTAACCGGCGCCGAACAGGGCCGCTGCCAGCGCCAATGCACCAGCAGCCAAAAGCAATGGGGCATAGGCATTCATTGTGCAACCTCCGCCCCGGGGATGTCCAGGTTGTCAGCGCGAGCTACAGCTTGACGGTTGCGGAAATATCGCAATACCAAGCCGCCCACTGTCAACAGCGCGCTGGCGACAACCAGCATGGCGACCAGCCGGCCAATCCACTCGGACCCGGCGGACATCGGCAGGAGGCTGTCGCGGGCCTGCTCCAGCACCACGCTGATGCCACCCAGTCCAAGGCCGGCGCCGGTGGAGACATCGGCCGCGCCAGTGCCCGGCGCCACGACGGCGTCGCTGATGAGCGCGCGGGCGTTGCCACCTTCAGCCACCGCGGCGGTGGAGATTTGCGGCCCGACAGAGCCACGCGCCCACGCCTGCCCGGTCTTGCGAACATCATTCACGCGGGTCGTCCAGCCCTTGCCAAATGTCGGCCACGTCTTCAGCTCCTGCAGGAACGCCATGCGCCGCACACAGATGTCAGCAATCAGCTTGTCGTGGTCATTGATCTTGGCGACCTCGGACAGCGTCACAGCGCCGACGGCGCCGTCCACATTGACGTTGCGCTTGTTGATGGCGCGCTGCAGCCACTTCACTGACTGCACCGGGCCGCTGTTCACGGCGCCGTCGAACACCACATAGTCGACGCCGGCCGGCAGGTCGTCGCCCTTGATCTTGTCCCAGTACTGCTGGCGGTAGATGGCGCGGACCTCGTCGTTGGAGATGAGGTAGACGTCCTGCTTGCGCTGGTTCAACCGGGCGCGGTAGGCGTCATATACCCGCTGGGTAACGCCCATGTTGGTGCGGCCGCCCGGGTCCTTCGGGTGGTCCACCTTGCCACCCTCGTGCTTCAGCAGGGCGACCATACAGCGATCGAAATTTTCCCGGGCCATGAACTGCTCCTCAGTGCGACGCCGCCATCAGGACGGCCCAAATGCAGCCACACGCCAGATCAGATGCTGGAACAGCGGCTTTCGGGAACACCCTCCACGCGATTGCATACATACCCGCCATCAGGAAAGCGACGGGGATGGTGAGCATCACGTAGATGAAATCCCGGTGGATATATGCCAGCATGGCCATCATCGGCAGGATGGCCATCATGCGGATGGTCAGGGCGCCGAAATAGCTGCCGTGCGCCAGCTTCAGCAACACGGCTTCCGTCTTGGTCGGCTGGCGCGGCGGCGTGTAATAGCCCAGCGTGATCAGGTAGCCCCACGACGGAACGCGCCACAGCAGGAACGCCATGCCGAACAGCATACCCCACAGATAGCTGTCGGCGACCACACAGGCGGCCATGATTACCCCGGGGGTAACATACCAGAGCGGGCGGCCGGGGAGGCCGGTCTTGAACTCGTCAACCCCGGCGATGCGGTTCATCACCGCCATAAAAATGATCGCGCCGATGAACTGCACCATAGGTCACCTGTTCTGGTACTGGACAACCTTGTAGAGCTGGCTGGCGCTGTCCCGGCGCGTGCAGCCGGCAGCGAGTGCGGCGAAGCCAAACAGGAACGCCACCATGGCGACCATGATCCAGTCTGAACGGTTCATGCCAGCAACTCCGCTGCGCGTTGGGCGCCGAACGCCTGAATGAATGCGCCCTCAATCATCGGATAGAAGTCGTCATCCGTGCTGACATACTGGGCGTTGGCCCAAATTTGCTGCAGGCGGATGGACTGCTGCCCGAGGATGGTGACAATGGTTTCCGCTTCATCGTCATCAGCCCGACGGAAAATGTCCGCCTTGTAAATCTGGCGCGGCGGTGCGGGCGGCGGGACGTAGGCTTCAATGAAACCCCCCGCCGCCACAAACTGCAGGATGTCCTGCCAGAACCGATGCTCCGGCGTGATGCCTGACCACTCAACCCCGTCAATAGGGCCGGCAGTAACCGTGCCATCAGCAGCATATTGCGCCCGTGTGATCATGTTAAAGCTCCGCGTCTGCTATGGCCCTTACACCAAACATCCAACCCTGACCTGTGGCTGTTGCTGTAATGAAGAATGTGGCTGATCTTTCTGAAAAATAACCGAAGCGTTGATTATTTACGTTACCAGTGTCATCCCAAGACAATACAGTCATAGTTGGTATTATTCGTTTCTGGACAGCGAATGCCACTCGGCAAGAATACGAAGTGGGAGTCAACGTAGTGTACCCCGATGCGGCTATACTAGTTAGTAGTTCATAATATCTTTGGCACAGCGCCAACTCCTGTTGATAATGTCTTTGTTCAAATGGATCATCTTCAGCAGTCGCATCACCTTCAACGAGCGACAAGTGTGCAATATCAAAAGTACCAGACTGTACACCAAGACTATTGGTAGATCCGTTCCAAGTAGACCCGTTGGACAACCAAATATTAACTGATGTGTAGTCAGCAGTGGAACCTAGTATTTTTCCAGCGATAGACGGTACATCTACCACCGTTTGACACTTAGTCCACGTAGTCCCAATAGAGAACTTCTTAACACCAATCCCGTCCACTTGAGTAGAACCGCCAGAGCCAAAATTTTGTGAAAGTTCCACACTAATAGATTTTGTAGCATTTGCCTTGGCGTAGAAAGTTACCGTAACTTTCTTGCCAGATAAAATACGTGCGTTCTCAATAGCTTGGGCAACAACATGATAGTTACTTGCAGCAGACCCACCTACTATGGTGTTTCTTAAAAATCTAATAGGATTACCCGGAACATCAGTTTGTCCAAGGGTAAAACTTACTTGAGATACTGACTGTGAACCTCCCTCGAATGAGCAATTAAATCTGTCTACTGATCCATACCCAGCAGTGGTTTGAGTAGAGCCTCGCTGCCATATCGTAAAATCACCATTGATGATTTTGTTACGATAACCAGAAAGAACTCCAGCGCCGGCGTTGGCGCGTGCAATTCCCTTGCTCGCTTCCGTCAATGACTGGAGTGCATCGTAGCGCACTGCCTTGGCAGCGACCTCCGCTGACACTGCGGCACCAGTGGGGCGATCATCCAGCGCAGCCTGCAAACCTGTCACTGTAGCGATAGCCTGCGCGCCCGTATGGTTGGCGCGGCTCAACAAGGCAGCAGCCGTATAACCAGCGCTTTTAGCCAGCTTACCCGTGGTGCCATTGAATGCCATCAGCTCGTCAGTGACGGCGGTAGCAGGACCTGCCACCTTGCCATCCAGCGCTGTCTGCAGGCCGGTGATTGTGGCAATGGCCTGCACGCCGGTATGCGTCGCCCGGTCGCGCAGCTGGGCGTCGGTGGCGTTGGCGGTGGCGCCGTCGGCCATACCGTTCAGGCGCACCTTGTCGGCGGCGGACATGAAGCCCGCAACCGTCGTGGTCACAGCCGCGTGCGCCGCGCCGCCGGCGCCGATGTGAGCAGCCAGCGTGTCTCCTGATGCCTTGGCGTCCAGTTGCCCCTGCAAGCCGGCGATCGTGGAGATAGCCTGTGTGCCGGTGTGGTTGGCGCGGCTCAACATGCTGGAAATGGAATAACCACCATCCTTGACCAGCCCGCCAGTCACGCCGTCGAACACGGCGACATTGGTGTCCGTTGCGGCGCCCGGGCCGGACACCTTGGCGTTCAGCGCTGTCTGCAGGCCGGTGATTGTGGCAATGGCCTGCACGCCGGTATGCGTCGCCCGGTCGCGCAGCTGGGCGTCGGTGGCGTTGGCGGTGGCGCCGTCGGCCATGCCGTTCAGGCGCACCTTGTCGGCGGCGGACATGAAGCCCGCAACCGTCGTGGTCACAGCCGCGTGCGCCGCGCCGCCGGCGCCGACATGGCTGGACGGGGCAAACGCCGTGGAGGGAGACAACGCGGCGGAGCCAAGCCCCAGATGGTCACGCGCCGCGGCGGGGTCTGTCAGCTCGGACAGGTTGTTTGCCGCGAGCATGTCACCCGTGCCCGCGCCCGCTGGCCCCTGCGGTAGCTGCATATCCATCTTGTATGTTCCAGCAGCCACTGGAACAATCTGGACATCAGCGGGGGTGTTCGGCGGCAGGGTGGTGATCGTGCCCGTCTGCAGGATCGGCGCCGGACCAACGGAGCCGGTATAGCCCTGCGGAATGCCAAAGTTGATCGAATAGTGACCCTCGCCAAGGTTGGTGATCGACACCGTGGCGGGAGAGGACGGGGGCAGCGTCGTGACCGCGCCGGTGCTGATGTCCGGCGGCGGGCCGTCATAGCCGCGCGGGATCAGGAAGTCGGCGGTGTAGGTGTCGACACCGTCGAAGCTGAACGAGATGTTGGCGTCGGACCCGGCGTCGCCGGTCGTCACCGTACCTACCTGCAGGGTAGGCATGGGGCCAGCGATGCCCTGCGCGCCGTCGGGTACGGACAGGTCAACGCGGAAGGATGTCGGGCTGATCTGCACGACGTTGACCGCCGGCGGCTGGCCATGGGCCACAGACGTCGCCGTGCCGCCCACCATGGTGGGGGCGACGCCGGGCTGGCCGCGCGGGATGTTCATGTCCATCAGGTAGCCGCCGGCGACGGGCCGCAGCTGCACCTGTAGCGGGCTGGTGTAAGGCGAGTGGACGACGTTGCCCACGCCAAGCTCCGGCGCCGGGCCGGGCGGACCAACGAAGTCGGTCGCCGGGACCCATGAGCCATCTGATGCGAGCATGCGCAGGGCGCCGGCGCCGGGCGCAGGAACAAGCCCCTTGCCGCCCTCGGAGAACACCGAGAACCGCGACATGATGTTGGCCGGCGACTGGCCCACGGGCACAGCAATGGCCGGCGTCAGGTTGGCCATGATGGTGTCAGGCGCCGCCATCTGCTGGTTGCGCAGGTCAGCCAGCATCGCCGACGTGATCCGGCAGGAGACTTCCGCGCCGGCGGCGAACGCCTTGGCGGTGGTCCCCTCGCGGGCGCGCACGATGGTCATGGTGTCGCCCGCCCGGGCGGTGACATAGACGATCTCCAGCACGCGCGTGCGCCGGTCTTCGATGGTCAGCGCGAACACGTCGGAGCCAGACGGCGACGGGAACAGCGCGCCGGAACCGATCTCGACCTGCAGCGACGTCGCGCCAGTGGTCAGGCTGGTGCGGAGCTGGGCGACTGCGTTGTTTGCGTAAAGAAACATCAGGGAGCCACCACGTTGATCAGGAGAGGATGTTCCTTCACCTGCGCCTCAGTTGTCGATGCGATGCACCGGACCTTGTATTGCTGGCCCTGCACGCCACCAGTGACCAGCAGAATGGCCAGCTTGCCAGACACGTCCGTGTAGGCGCTGGGCACCTCCAGCACGGGCGTGGTCGCCGGACTGACTGCGATCTGGATGTCAGTCAGGGTCTCGCTGTCGGCAAGCCAGCGGCTGTAGTCGATCGTGTAGAACTTGCGCTCAATCGGGGTCTTGTTGTGGATCGCCATTACCAACCCCTTCGCACGATGTCTTTGCGGAACTCGGGAGCAACCGTGTCCTGTCGCCGCTCGCAGGGCACACAGTCGTCAATCCTGAACTGGGCCTTTTCCAGCAGCACCAGCGGCGCCGGGATCGTGCCCGTGATGGCCGCAAACACAATGTCCGGGGCCGCATAGACGCCGTTGATCGGCGCGCCGTTGATCGGGCCGTCGTTGATGATGCTCATGGCCTGATCCACCCCCGGTTGTTCTGGGCGTCAGGCATGATGAACCTGTCGCGTCCATCGGGCTGGAATGGCAGCTCGTTGGCGTCCTCGATGTAGGCGACCAGCGGCGCTGTCATGATGTCCAGCGCGTCCTCCACCACGACGATGAACTGCACGGGCTCGAAGCCAAGCGGCGCGACAAAGCGCACGGCGTCAGCCTTGGCCCAGCCCTGATCCACCTGCAGCCCGGTCATCAGCTCGCTGACGGCGATGGGCGTCAGGCCGATGTCAGACACATGCAGGTGTGTCAGCAGCGGCACGTAGCCGGCTCCGAACGCGACAAGGCGCTTGGGCGTTGCCCAGTTGAAATCGCCGTTCAGCATGGCGTTGCAGGCGACGTCATAGAGGAAGTTCATGAGCGAAACCCTCCATTGGTCACCACAGCTCCACCGTAGAACGGGCCATAGACGACATCGCCGCGCGCCGTATTCATGCCGCCCCGGAAGCGCTGGGCGTGGTATTGCGCCAGCGTCTTGTCGGAGTAGGGCCGCGACGGCTGGGCCATCATGCGCCAAAGCACGCCATCCACGAAGTGCATGCGGTAGCGGTCCACGAACCAGTCGGGCATGAAGTCCAGCGGGTTGTCCTCGTTGCTGCAGCCGCGCGATGGCTTCAGCGCCAGCCGCATCTTCATCGGCGTTTCGGTTGCAGCGGCCGTCGGCGGCGTCGTCACCGTGATGTATTCCGGCGAATAGATCACGTAGGCGATCATGGTGTCGGACGGGGAGAACACGGCGCTGTCGCCGTCCAGCTCGCCCCGGATGCGGCCACGCATGGAGATGCTGCCCGGGTCAGTCTCGCGCAGGCGGATACCCCGATGGGTAGCGTCGATGATGCGCACCAGCGCGGCGCCGGACGGGACCGGAATGGAATACTGGATCACGTCCTCGGTCAGGACCAGCTCGACATCTTCCTGCCAGCTGTTGGTCTTAGTGCAGAACTCGTCAAGCACGTTCCATATGGCGAGGTTCACCGCGGGGACAACAGCACCCGGCAGCTGGGAGATGATCTCCTCCAGAACAGCTTCACTGTAGCTCATGCCGGCCTCACGATGCGATCTGCAGCATCTGGGCTGTGAACTTGTTCAGCAGCACAGTTGCGCGGGCGTCAGTGGTGTTCTCGTCGTCGCGCAGGTAGGCGCGGCCCGAGACGTAATAGACGACGGCGGGACGGTACATCGGTTCAAAGTTGAACGGATTGCCGGCGGCCAGCGTCGTGTAGGTGAACATGCTTCCGAGGAACAGATCAGGGCGCAGGCGGCGGGCCTCCAGCATCGCCATGTTCAGATGCGAGACCAGCTCGTCATCCGAATAGCGGTAGGGCTCCATCGTGTCCTGCAGCTCGATCCGGGCCGCCTTCACCACGTCGTTTACTGTGTCCAGCGGTCCCATACATGCCTCCAGATACGCATAAGGCGAGTTACCCGGAAGGTAACCCGCCCCATGGCTTTACATACGGCGGGATGCGCCGCGAGGCTTACTGCGCGACGATGGCCTGCACCAGCGCCTTGGGCTCCAGCACCTCGTGCCCGAACACCTGCAGGCCGCGCAGGAGCGTGCCGAAGGTGCTTTCAGACTTGAGGGTCTCGACCTGCGTCAGCTGCGTGGCGAAGGTGAGCGCGTGGCGGTGGCCGGCGTACATGACGAACTCGCCAGCCTGCAGGCTCGCAGCCGTGCCCGAAGGGAGCAGGTTGCTGACATACAGGGTGAAGCGGTCGATCTGGCCCAGCCGCCCATTGCGGAGGATGCTGGAGCCGTCGCCGGTCAGCGAGGCGTCGCGCAGTTCGGAGCGCTTGATCAGCGAGGCCACCCACGAAGGAATGATCAGATAGCGATCGGTTCCCGGGATGTTCTGCTCGTCAAGCGCCTGACCCATGCGAACGATCAGGTCGACAATCTCGACCTCGCCAGTTGCGGGCTGGCGGGCCACCACCGACAGTGGCGTGCCGGTCGCGCCAAGGTTGATACTGGCCGAGATGGCGCCAGCGGCGACACCACGGTTGGCTGCGGCCGCCTTGTTGAGCATGGCCAGCAGAACTTCAGTATCAATCTTGATCTTCATCTGCTCGGACGCGTCGTCCGCAAACAGCGACATCAGGTTGATGTCAGCCTGCACGCGCATAACGTCGTCAAGGATCAGGTTGAAGTACTTGCCCTTGTCGATGAGCAGGGTGACCGTGCCGGCCGACGGACGATCCACGGTAAGGTTCTGGTTGGCGGCGTAGTCACGAATGTCGATCGTGGGACGCTGCCGGATGATGACCTTGTCACCGTGGTTCTTGATCTCGCCCTCGTAGTCCGTGTTGGACACGGCGGCGAGAACAGTGGCCGCGTAGAACTTCTCCAGCAGCTTGCCCGACCAGATTTCGGGAATGAAGGTGCCGGAATACGGCGGGGCCGGCGAAGCCGAACCCGACGGAAAGATGTTGCCAGCTGTTGCGAGAGGAAAAGACATCGTCGTTCAGTCCTGCTGCGAGAGAATTACTGGACCCGACCCTCTTTCTGCGCAGCGAAGATGGCTTCTTCCACCTTGTTCGCTTCCGCTTCACGCCCAGCAAATTCACCCCGCGCTTTGCGGTCGTAAAATTCCTTGACGTAGGCTCGGGAGAAAATGGGTTTGTCGGCAGGGCTCGCGGCGGGCGCTGCTGGCTGTGGCCTTCCGGGCGCCGCCAGACTTTCCAGCGGGATTTTCTCCGGCTGGGTGGTCTGCGGGGTCTGCGGGGCCTGACCAGTCTCCTTGAGGAAACTGGTGAAGAACGCGAGGACACTGGGTCCACTGTTCTTGTTCCACTGATTTTGGATCATAGCTTGTCTGATTTGTCCAGACAAGGGGTCAGCAAAAGACAACCAGCGGATAAAATCCTGATTGTTGTTGAGCTGGCGCCACTCCGGTAGCTCGGTATCCAGATGATCCAGCATGCGCTGGTAGGCGCTCTGGCTCTGGGTGCGACTGGCGTTCTCCTGCTCGGCGCGCAGCCGCTCAATCTCGCGCTGCTGGCGCTCCACGATTGGCCGCATGGTCTCCGCCGTCTTGCGCTCGATCAGCGAAATGACCTCCGGGCCAAAGTCGTCAGCCATCTCCTTGCTCACCGGCTCCAGATCGAGCGAGGCAAGGATGTCGTTCTCCGGTGGCGTGGCAGCACGTTGGCTCTCCAGCGCGCGGAGGCGGTCCTCCATCTGCCGCAGGTTTTCGTTCTGCGCCTGAATGGTGCGCTCGGCGGCCTCGTAGCGGCCACGCATGGAATTGTAGCGATGCTCCCAGTTCTCCGGCTGCTGGGCCGGCGGGGGCGCCTCGGGGACAGGCGGGGGCGCCGGCGGTGTCGCCTCGGGCGTCTGCTGTGCCGGCGGCGTGGGATCATTGGCGGGAGGCGGCGTGGTGGCGTCCGGGGCCGGCGGGGTTACCTCGGGGGTAGCCGGCGCGTTGGCCTGCTGCATCAGGGCATTGGCGCGCTCGGCGGCGGCGCGGACTGCGGGCGGGAGAGGCGTGGCAAACTGTTCGGTCATTTTTTCACCTGCAATGCGGCAGCGAGCTGATGCGCATCCCGCACGATCCGGGTCACGGTCTGCCATGCAGCAGCCTGACCTTGCGTGCGCAGAAGGGCGTCCCCCGGTGCGGCAACGAGATTGTCTTTTGCCTGCTCAAGGCAGGCGTCAAGCGCCGCCCCAAAATCAGCGTACTGACTTGGGGAGACGCGGCGCAGCTCCTCCGCTGCGATGGCCAGTCGGTCCAGCGGCTTCATCGGCCGGTGAACATCAGCGGCGGCATGTTCATGCCCGCTTCCAGACTGTCCCCGCCGCCCCGCTTGGCGGCCTTCTTGGCGTAGTTGCCCATGTGGCGGTCCAGTGGATCGCCGCCGGTCACCGTGGCCTTGGTGAAGCGGCTCTGAAGCTGTTCGCTTTTGAGCCCCTTATTCTCGACCTTGGTTGGCTTAGACATTGTAGTCCTCCTCGGTAAAGCCAGTTGTTCCGTAGGAGACGTTGAAATCGCCAGCGGCCTTGTTGTAGTCCGTCTTGCGATTACCGCCACGCGGCGCAGTCAATGGCTTTCCCTGCGGCGTAGATACAGATAACCCGCCCGTGGCTTTATTGACCACAGAGCGGGTTCCTTTGGCATACGCCGAATGGTATGCCCTGCGCCCAGCGCCGGCCCCAGCTTTGGGGACCCGCGCCATTACTTGATCGAGACGCCGGGCTTGGCGGCGGAAGCGGACTGCTTGCCGAAGCCGCGGCCCTTGCCGCCAGCGGCGAACTTGCCGGTGGAGCCACCGCCCTTGGTCTCGGACACGCCGGGCGCCTGCTTGGCGACCTTGGTGTTGCCGATGGGCGCCTTGCCGCCGCCACTGGCGAACGGCGCGCGCTTGCTGGACGACTTCATCTTGCCATCAACATTCTTGGCCATGTTACTCTCCGATCAAGCAACAGGCCCAATGCTGTTGCTGGTTGCAGTCACCGTACCGGCGGCGTTGGAGGCGGTTACCTCGCAGGTAATCTGCTTTCCAGCATCCCCAGATACGAGAACATACGTGCTCGCCACGGCGCCGGCAATGGTAACGCCGCCAGCTTTCCATTGGAACGTGGTGACCACCGGCGTGGTGGAGTTGACCACCGGCGGCGCCAGCGTCAGCGTCTGGCCGACGGTTGCAGTGCCAGTGATGGCCGGCGTCGACGCGAATGACGGCATGGCGGCCGGGTTGCCCACGTCCACCTCGCCGGCGCTGTCGATGCCCTGAATTTCGCGCAGGTGGCGCTGTGAACGTCCCATTGGCTTTCTCCTGTCAGGCCATGCCGCGCATGGCGTTCGCGTCTTCTACCCCCGGCGCGCCGGAGCTTGGTTTGGCCTGCGGCGGTCCACCGTTTGGTCCCGGGCCGTTGCCGGGCGGCTGACCGGGCTGGCCCGGCTGCGCGCCGGCCTGCATCATGGCCATCTGCTGGGCCTGCTGCTGGCGCATCTGCGAGGCGATGTCTTCCTCGCTGGGCACCACGTCGTCGCCGAGACCAAGGTTGGCGGAGACGCCGCGCAGCACCGACGCCCGGCCCTGCTTCCCGATAATGTCCATGTCGATCGGGTTGGCGGTCGCCTGCAGGAACTCCAGCTGGCGCTGGCGGTTGGTCTCGCGCTGCACCACGACGTTGACGCCGCGCACCACGATCTTCTCGTCGCCGCGCAGGATGCCCGTGGTGTCGGTCAGCATGATCATGTCGTAAAGCGACTGCAGCAGCGGCTCGACAATGTCGCGGTCAATGTTGGAGGCCACGGTCTGCAGCACCTTGCCGGCGTTGCCCATGAGCATGGCCAGCCCGGACGACGTGCGCGCGGCGCCGCCGATGCGGTCGGAGCCGGTGACATAGCGCGGGATCGCCGACAGCTCGTCAGCCATCTGGGTGAACTTCTCGTAAACGCCCAGCAGCTCGTTGGCGTTGCTCGACGGCTGAAAGAACTCGATTGGTTTCTGCGCCGTGCTCTGGGACATGGGGTCATCGACCACCAGCCATATCTTCCACGGGTGCATCACCTTGACGTCGGCGCCGGGGTGCAGGCGGTCCTGATTGACGCTGACCATCGGGCCCGACGACATGGACATGTTGTTGACCAGCGCGCGTAGGGTGCTGTTGCAGACATCCTGCACGTCAGACAGGATGTCGGTCAGGCAGTTGCCCACCGGCGTGCCCGGAACCTTCTCGAACGAGGAGACGTAATAGGGGTGGCGCTTGCGTGGCGACGGGTGCAGCTGCGCCTTGATCACGTAGCGGCCGATCTGCCAAATCTGGACGAAGTAGTCGCGCGTTTCGTCCGGCACGTCCTTGGCGCTCATGCCATACTGGCGCAGCATCTTGCCTTGGATGTTGCCGTGAAACTCCAGACAGTCGATCAGGCCGGAGCGGTTCCAGATCGGGTTCTCGCGGCTTTCATTCTGGGCGCGCTCGGTGTCCGTCGGATCGTCGTATTCCGTGTAGCCGTTTGCGTATTCGGTCAGGACGGCCTTGACGTTGTCGTGGTTGTATCCCGGCAGGTCGAGCAGGTCATTCAGCGAAGCGCGCGTCAGGCGCAGCTTCTCAATCATGTTGGCGTCCTGAATGTCAGACACGCCGGGTGTCCAGTAAATGTCGAACGGGCTGATGCGGTCCCAGAACAGCCGCGGCTTCTGCTGCATGGTGGCCTGCCCGTTGACCCACGTCAGCGACGGCACGATGCGGACTGTCGGCCCCTTCATGACCACGTAGGGGAACATGGGGATGTCGAACAGCACCTCCGCCAGCGCCTTGTAGAAGCCGCCCTCGGACAGGATGTCGTCAATCCGGCGCTCGGCCTTGGCGGCCTCCTCCTTGGCCTTCTTGCGGCTGGCGCGCGCCGCGCCGTCCAGGAGGCCGTTGATCCGGTCCTGCACCATGCGCTGGTCGATCTGCGCGCCCTGCTGCTGGGCCTGCTGCAGCTCCACGTTCACCAGCTCGCGGATGTCCGAATAGATGTCGTCGGGCAGCGTCGGCTCCGGCGTCGCTTCAATGCCCCACGGGCGCTCCTGCCCCAGATAGACGTCGCGCAGCATCGCGTAGGCGCCGCGGCTCTTGGCTGAAATGATGCGGGCGTAAATGTCGGAGCCGCCGAACTGCTTGATCTGCGCCAGTTTGACCGGGTCATATTCGCCGATGAAGGCGCGCTGCGCTTCCAGCAGGCGGTCGTTCCAGCCGGCAGCAGATGAGCGGTGGTTGCGCATCATCTCGAACTCGGTGCGGACGTGCGCGGCCAGATCATCCTCGGTGCGCGTGCTCAGACTGTCGGTCACAGCGCGCTCGCGCTCAACCTTCTGGCGGTCCTCCTCCGCTTGCCGCTGTGCGACCTGCTCGGGGGTAAGGATTGCAAGTGCCTGCGCCATCTGGATGAACTCGCCCCTGTTGGTTACATTACTGGCAGCTACCCAAGCATTAACACATCTCGGCGTCAGGAAACCATATGCCAGACGAAACTCAAATCTCCCCACGCGCCAAGGCGATGGAGCGTCGCGAGGAGCACGGTCTCATGACCGGGGACTTCCTGCACCGCGATGATATTGTGCGCTCGCTCGCCCGCGACGTCGCCATGGACATCGCCGACCTCGACACCATTCTGGCTACCCACAAGGTAACCCTTGAGCAGTTCAACGCCCTGCGGATCACGCCGCGCTTCATCGGCTATCTGGAGGAGGCGGTCGCGACGTGGAATGGCGTCGGCAACACCAAGGAGCGGATCAAGGCCAAGGCGCTCGCCATGGTGGAGGAGGCGCTGCCTGAAATGTATGCGGCGCTGGTCAGCCCCTTTCAGCAGCTCAACCACCGCGTCGCCCTGCTGCAGCAGGTCACCCGGCTGGCCGGCGTCGGCGCGGCGCCGCTGGATGGTGAGGCGGACCTCGCCAGCAAGGTGTCGATCACCATCAATATGGGCGATGGCAAGGCAGTCAGCGTCACACAGGAGCGGCCGCGCATTATCGAGGGGTCGTTCGATGAGTAATATCCTGCATTTCCCCAACATAAAGATCGTTCCTGAAACAGAGCATATACCTGTTGCCACTGTTTTGGAGGGTGTTAGCGAAGGCAACTTCGATGAGATAGTTGTTTTTGCGCGCAAAGATAATGGAGATGGTTCATTCTCCTGTGCTGTATTTACTTCTGTTGGTGGGCCAAGGGACCTATTGCTTTTGTTGGAGATAGCAAAAGCCAGAATAATTGACGAGTACACAGGGTGCGATGAATGACCACGATCAACTATGACGCCCCGCCCACCGTGGCGCAGTTCATGCGCAGTCCGGCGCCGTTCCGCCTGATCGCCGGGCCGGTCGGGTCCGGCAAGACGACGGGCTGCATCTTCGAGTTTCTGCGCCGCGCCTGCGAGCAGACGAAGGCGCCGGACGGCCTGCGCTACACGCGCTTCGCCATCGTCCGCCAGACGCTGAAGCAGCTGAAGGACACCGTGCTGAAGGACATCCTGTTTTTCATGAGCGGTCTCGCCACCTACAAGGTTTCCGACACCAAGGTGGAAATCGAGTTTGGCGACGTGCGCAGCGAATGGCTGCTGATCCCGCTGGATGACCCGGAGGACCAGCGGCGCCTGCTGTCGTCGCAGCTGACCGGCGCGTGGATGTCGGAGTGCATCGAGATCGACATTGGCCTTGTGCCGGCGCTGCAGGGGCGCTGCGGCCGCTTCCCCTCGGCGCTGCAGGGAGGCTGCACATGGTTTGGCGTCATTGCCGACACCAACTTCCCATCTGAGGGCTCACCGTGGCACAACGCCATGGAAATTGAAGTGCCCAAGGACTGGGAAATCTTCAAGCAGCCGGGCGGACTGGAGCCGGGCGCGGAGAACCTGTGCTGGCTGACGCAGACGCCGGAGACGCTGGTGCTGCCGGTCGATGACCCGGTGCGGCTGGCGCAGGGCCGGACCTATTATGAGCGGCTGGCGCGCACGCCCAACGAGGACTGGGTGCGCCGCTATGTCCACGCCCAGTATGGCAACGATCCGTCCGGCAGCGCCGTGTTTGGCTCCAGCTTCAAGCGAACCTTCCACGTCACGGCCCACAATGACGAACTGTTCCCGGTGCCCGGCTATCCGCTGATCATCGCGCAGGACTTTGGCCGCAACCCGTGCTCGCTGATTGCCCAGATCGACCACCGCGGCAGGTTGTTGGTCTTCGAGGAAGTGCTGGGGATTGACATCGGTCTGGAGAACCACCTGCGGACCAATCTCCGGCCACGGATGGCGCAGGTCAAATATCTCGGCTTCGCCGTCTACCTGATCGGCGACCCGTCGGGCAAGGCGCGCTCCTCCCATTACGAGGAGACGTCGTTCGACCTGTGCCAGCGCGCCGGCTTCAACTCCTATCCGGCCCCGACCAACAACCTCGACAAGCGCCTGCGCGCGACGGAAGCCATGCTGCTGTCGCAGAGCGACGGCGGCCCGCGACTGCTGATTGACGGCCAGCGCTGCCCTTCTCTGGTGCTCGCCATGAACGGTAGCTATCGCTACGCCACCAAGACCAACGGGCAGCTGGCGCCGACGCCGGAGAAAAAGCATCCGTGGTCCGACCTCGCCGATGACCTGCAGTATCTGTCGCTGGTTGCGCACGGCGAGGCGACTGGCTATTATGCCCGCAGGCTTGGTATCGGGTCCGCCGCATCGCAAAACAGCCCCCCAGCCCCTCACGCAATGGGGTGGACCTGATACCAGCCGTATGCCATATTGCTGCCGTTGCTGCCGTTTATCTCCTTTTTCGCCACATGATAAAGGCCCCTTCCCGGAGGGGCCTTTATTCATTTTGGCTCTATCTCTGCGACCCAGAGAAGGATGTCTGCCCGGGAGTAGAGAACACAGTCCCCGCTGACCACAACAGGCTTGGGGAACTTCTTGTTCTTCACCCACCAGTCGCGCAAGGTGCGCTCGGCGACATTGAACATATTGGCCAAATCCTTGATATGGATCAGCCCGAACTCTTTCTGTAGCGGTGTCGTAACTTCACTCATTCTTTACCTCCGGGGTAATCACTGAATGAACCCGGGCGGGAAGTCATCCAGATCACCGCTAAACCATCCCACGCCATCAGAGCCCGCCACGAACGCGACGGCTTCATGGATGTCGTCGGTGTCCTCCCCGTCAACGTCGACCAGATTGGTGATCGGCACGATGGTGTTGTCGGAGAGGAGCGCTTCGCGAGTTGGCCGCTTTACTGCGACCACAAAAGGCTTGCCGGCCATTTTCAGTCCATACGAAAGCCTGTGAACACGGGGAACCGTGGCACACCATCAGGAGATAATTCCTGATAGCTGATGGTGATCGTTTTGCCAAACAGCTGGTTGAGCGTCATCCAGTACTGGGCGCGTTGGGCCATGTCGAAGCCGGTGCCGACGCTGAACACTTTGTCCGTGCCCGGGATGGACACCACGAAGGCGCCCAGCAGCTCCTGTGCCACCAGCCCGGCCGCGTTGCTGGAGCGCTTGGTCAGCCCCCGCGCGTCCGTCTCCGCCGCATTGACGTTGCGCATCAGGGCGTCGCCGCCCCGGATCACCACCTCCATGTGGTGGAACCGCTTGTGCTTGACCAGCCACTGCTCGCGCCCGGTCGACCGCCCGAACTTGTACAGGCCATCCTTGGTCCGGGTCATGGCCCCTTCCCAGCCAGCGGAGATGAAGTGGTCCACCATCGTCGGCAGGTCGCGCTCCGACCGCAGGTCCATGGAATACACCTGCCGCAGATACTGGGCCGTCTCCGGGACCTTCTCGTGCATCATCCCGATCACGCGGCCCAGCGCCTCAAACCGGGCGCTGTATGGCTTGTCAGCGAGCTTGGGGCTGATGCAGTCGAATGCGATGAACTGGAACTCCGGCTGGCCGTCGGCGGACATGATGGCGCTCTGCGTCTCGTTGAAGCCGACAAAGCCGGTCCTGTCCGGGCGCAGCACCATCAGCTCGCCGTCCAACCCATAGGGCAGCGCGCTCAGGATGTCCTGCACATGCTGGTTTGGAATGGGCTTCAGCTTGCGGCTGTAGGCGCGCAGGCCCTCGATAAATGGCGCCGTCACGCAGCGGATGCCATCCATTTTTGGCTGGATGACACAGGGCTGCAGCTCGCCAGCATACTCCTTGGCGGCCTCCATGGGGCGGAAGCCGGGAACGAACTCTGCCATCACACCACCCCCTGCTTGACGGCGCCGGCGACCATCGCGCCCATCTTGCCCGTATGCGCCATGCCCAGCTTGGAGAATGCCCGGACGACCACGGCGACCTGCGCCCGGCAGTCCTGAATGGCGTTGTGATGCTGGCCCTTGACGCGGTTTGGCCGCACGCCGGTCAGCTCGGTGACAGTGCGCACGTCCCGCACCTTCCAGTGGTCCTCGATACAGTCCGTGACCATGCCATGGCGGCGGGCGAGGCCGTTCATGATTGCCATGTCAAAGTGCGGCCCCTGCGCCCAGATGCGGCTGCGGCGCTTGCAGAACATGTTGACGCTCGCCGCGGCGACGTCCGGGCTGGTGACATGGCCATCATGGGTCAGGTGCGGGAACACCGCGGCGGCCTCGGTTATCCACCACTGGATGGTGCCCATGGTGACGCTGGCGCCGGCAGAGAGCTGGCTGTCCACGTCCAGCACCAGATACACCTCGGTCCCGGTCTCGCCGGTGCAGGCGTCGAACTCCACCATGCCGATGGACAGCACCGCGGCGTCGGATGCAGTGCCAAGGGTCTCAATATCAATCATGACGTCGGGCAGCATATCTCAGTCCTTAATTCTCAATGAACATATAATAGATGACGGCCCCAAGCAGAACCAGAGAGCCTATGGCGTCGAGTGCTCCAAGCATGGGTTCATCCTCTTGTGGTTTGCAGCCTTCAGGTTAACTTCATTCAGGCATTTCAGCCGGTAGTCGCCGTATAACTTTGCCAGCCCGGCGACGCCGTCGGCGCTGAAGTCGTCCTTTGGCTTTGGCGCGTCCCAGCCATTGTCGGCGATGTCGCGCGACATCCGGCGGGTGACCAGCGTCACGGTTGTTGGCGACCGGCCCATCACCTCGGCTATGTCAGTCATGCACATGAGGCGCACGCACAGCGCATGCCACATGAGCGACGCTGCGATGGACTGGAGGCGCACCGGGCCGCGAAGGCCGGTGATGCGGCCGCTGGTCAGAATGGCCGCCGGCGGGACGTGGGCGATCATGGAGACATCCAGCACCATGCCGCGCAGCCAGTCGATGTCTTTCTTGCGCGCCAGATAGCGATGCCATGCAGGCCGGCAGCGGGCGGGGTATCGGGATGTATGGGCCTCGTATCCATGCATTGACCGGAACTGCTGGCCGCATTTGCACTTCATCTCAGAACTCCATGCCCTGCAGGAACAGCAACTCGCGGGTCAGCTCCTGCTTGCGCGTCTCGACCCATGTGCTGGCGTGGCCAACCGCCTCCTCGCGCCGGCTGAAGATATATGCCCCGAGGTGATGCAGCGGCTCCTTGGTGACCTCGCCGACGCCATGATCAATGCAGATCATGTATCCGGCCCAGTCAAAATCAACGACCTGCGCCTCTCTTATCCTGCCATACTTGGCAAGATCATAGATGGTGTACACCGTGGCGCCGACCCCGACGCCATGACGCTGCGCCGTGATTATTGCAGTCGGGCGGTGAAATGGCCTGCCGGCTGGGGTGTCGGCAGCTGCTGGCTGGGCCAGCGGGAGCGGCTTGTCCGCCTTACTGAACAGCGAGAGCATCTCTGACATGCTTTGCACGATACGCTCAATGGAGGACATGACTGACCAGCCTCGCGGCGACGTCGCCGGCAAGGGCGAACATCAGCGCCATCCCGACCAGCACGCCAACGCCGATGATCATGTGCATGGGCGAGGCAAGTTTGGTGTCGTCTTCATCGTCATCCCACATGGTTACCTCCCGGGTAACCGACCCTCCTCACAAGTGAGGGCCGGCCGTCGCGTATCAGATGCGCTGCAGGGTGATGATCCTCGTGTCGTTGTCCACGGCAAGAGGCGTGATGGCCACCACTTCAAACTGCCGGTCATCCACCTCGCCCTGCTTTGGGTTGCAGTTGACCACCATCATGTCCCCAACAGCGATGTGGTTGGCAATGCCGGGCTTCAGGTGCGAGGCGAATATGGCAAACCTGCCGCCCGGTCCGGTCTCGGCTTTCCTGAAGAACTTGCCGTAGAGGCTCATGCCCGACAGGTTTGTTTCGCTGATGCGATACAGGGTTGCCGGCGGGGTTGGAGCCGGCTCGGGGGGAGCGCACGGCTGATTGTTCTGCAGGGTGTTGGCCCTGTCGCGCCACCAGTTTGTGGTGTGTTTGTCGTCCAGCTCCGGCAGGGAGTTGGCGAGCACATGGATAAAATTGGTGGTGGTCATCAATGTGCCATGGGTCTCGATCCACGCCAGCTGCTCAACCGTCGGCGGCCCCATGCTTTCGCGTGAGAACAGCTTGGCGACATGGGCGGCAGCGTGTAACTCGCGGTGCAGCGCAGCAGTGAACTTTTCCAGCTCGGACCCTAGGGCCAGTTTGACCTTGCCATCCTTGGTGTCGCGGTGAATGTGCATTGGTTCTGGCGCTGTGTCAGTCGGCATGAGTTGCTCCTTGGTGTCATGTTGTAGAGATTAGGTGTGTTTATGGTGGGTGTCAAGTGGGTATTTGTTGGTTTGTGGTGTAATGGTGTGATGTTGTTATGATCCTATGAACCGCCTTCTTACCTCCGCCATGGTGAAATCCATGGTCCCAGCGCCGGCGCGCCGGCGTATAAAACCCAATCTCCTTGCCAAATATTTTCTATCCATACCCAGTTCCTCGGCTGCAACCCGGATGGGTATTTGCTCGCCAGCGTCGTTGAACACGCGCACCAAACTATTACGCCCGGCCTTTTTATTTACTGACCCAGCAGCCTTGCCAGCCCTACGCCTGTTAGCGAACTGCTCTGCGCGTGTTGCCCACCTAACATTGCCGGGCTCATACCCGCGCTCATTATCAATACGATCTATCTGAAGGTCTGGGTGTGGTGGAACACCTATATCGGCAAACCAGTTGTCGAATTTATGCCAGCGCTCACATACGGTAATACCTCTACCGCCATATACGGCGTACTTCTTATTTTTTGGGTTATGGCATCTTTGCATGGCGCCATACCACCTGCGGTATTCCCGTGCCCGTTCAGCTGCTTTCCTGCGGTGCTCCAGAAGTTCTGAGGTGATGAATTTTGTCATGGGGTTATTTATCCGTGTTATGGTTTTATGATGCATTCTTGTAAGGGGTACAATTTGAAAATGCAACCCGCGTATTTTTGCGGTGCCCAAAAGGGGGTCCTCCCCCGCCCTCCGCGGCCCTACCCCCGGGGTAGCCCACCATCGCACCATCACACTGGCCGGCCACCGGAGATGGGAGAGGAAAGCAACAACGCTCTCCCAATATCACGGTAGCAGACCTCGACAGTCTGTGAGTGGCGCGGTCCCTGCGCTGCTGGCTCTTTATCAGGTGACGATGTCCACATGCTGGACCAGCACGTCACATCATAACAGCTGCTGTAGGGTAGCGGGGCCGCCATGGGCCTGACTTAAAACGGACATGGCAAGGATGCGGGTTAACCGCACGGCGGGCAGCATACCGACAACATGCTACTGGTCGACCACTCAGGCATGGTCCCTTCCGACTGGTCGACAAGTGGCTTGTAGCGGCGTCACTGTTAAATGAATTAAAATCTCACCATTCATATGAATGGCCCGAAAATTTGAGTGCGCGATGCTGTTATACGGCACCGCGCAACTCGCCTATTTAGCCCTAAAATACTGGTCAGTATTTTTGTGTCGTGCTGGCGTGCCAGCACGTTGGTTAAATTTAGCTAAAATAAGCCACTCAGAATATTACGGCAGTGAGATGGGTTAAATATCACGCTTAATTGCGCCTTAAGGCGACATACTCAAAATGCTGTTACGGCAGCAGAGGAGAGAAATTTAAGCCTAACCCATTGTTTCTATTATTATTATTATTATTATTAATTAATTAATATCATTAATATCACTAATAACAGGGGTTTCCAAAGATAGGCCTCATGTGAGGCTGATTTAAAATGCTGGTCATGTTTTTATTCATCACATCATAAAAGGGTGACGGTACCCTAAAAATGGCGTGATATTAGTGATATTTAGACTGATTGATCTAAATTCCCCAACAACATCAACAACTTGCTAAACATCACACTTCTGCCGAGCCTCCCTGATATTTAGGATGTTACGACTGATTGCCCAAAACCCCACATCCAAGCCCTTAAACCGCTAAATTTAACCAACCTACTTGCCGACAACCAGAGCACTTAAACCGCTCACAATATCGCAACAGCACGTTGGTTAAATTTAACGCCATACCACTCACAATACCACGGCACCAGAGCAGCTAACCTGCCGCCTAAACCACTCACAATACCACGCCACCAAAACACCTACCCTGCGAGGTAACACCATGGCAACATCAAAGCGCGCCATCTTCGATGCACACGAAGTCGAGCTGGTCCACAACGTGCTGGCCCAGATCAATCCGTATTATCACACTAACGGACCAGTGGAGCTGATGAGTAGGGTCGAGCACAGGGTGCGCGCCTCCACCACTACCGACAAGGATCGCTACACCTATCTGGAGACGAACGGCTGGTGCGCGACGCCATGGTTCGATGAAGCAGGCGACATGCACATCAAGCTCACCCTGTCCGCCTATGGCGTCCACAAGCACCTGTTCTCCTCCGCCCACAAGTGACGTTGTCAGGCTGGCGCTCACCACGCCTGCCGCACAACTTCACCCACCTGCCGCCGGCAGGCAATCAGGAGGCCACCATGGCCACGAACAACGCTGCTGTCGCCAATCTCGCCGCCGCCCTGAAGGCTCCGGCTCCCGCCACCAGGGCGCCCACCATCCACAAGCCTGCCGGCCAGCGCCCCGCCGCTCCGGTCACGCCGATCAAGCCCGCTCCCGCTGCATCCACCCAGCCGGCCCCATCCACCCAACCCATGGCCGCCGCGGCTGCGTCGCAACCATCACAAAGCGCCAGTCTGCCAAACGCCATCACCCGCGAGACTGTCATCGCCGACGCGCGGCGGCTGGGCAACGCCGAGGGCGCGGGCATGAACTCCCGGCACGAGCTGGCCATGATCGTCGCCGAGGCGTGCTCCGCCGGCGTCGACGCCATGAAACCGGGCGATGACATCAAGGCAACATGGGCCGCGTTCCAGCAGGCCCAGCGCGGCGTCGCCCTGTCGCCCGGCTACGAGAAAGAAAAATCATTTCAGGTGCAGGTGTCCAAGCTCAACGCGGTCGCAAAGTTTGGCGCTCACCCGAAAGTCGACGCCGTCGCCGTCCTCGACAATGTCAAACACATCTGCGTCGACATGCGCGCCAAGGATGAAACCAAGGTGTCCATCTTTGACGCCATGGTGAAAGTGTCGCGCCGTCACGCCGACCGCGCCGACGCCATGACGTCCGATGAAATCCGGGCGGAGCTGCTGCCGACGGAAGCGGGCGACGCGGAGGCAACCGAGGTGAAGGCGCTTGAGCGCACCATCGCCGGCATGCGCAAGATGGAAAAACAGTTTCCGTCCGACCCGCTGACCGCCGCCATCGAGAAGCTTGAGAAGCGCCTCGCCGCCCTCGTGCCCAACAAGGAAGCCACCATCATGACGCTGGTGGGCATGGGCTACACCCGCAAGCAGGCCGAGGCGATGGCCGCAAAATGAAACATGCATACGTCACTGGCACGGGCGGAGCATACCGCCTGCGCCTGAGTGAGGACGCCCACCGGCTGGGCTATGGCCCTGTCTGCACGCTGGTCTTTGAGCGCTACCGCGCCGCGCAGGACATCGCCAACACCATCCACCGCGCAACCTGCAAGGCTACCCAGCAGGGTAACCCGACGGTGCTCAACAGGCGGAGATGATCACACAACCATGGCAACAACGGAAAGGGCGGGAACCCGTGAAGGAACCCGCCCGGCCGCTCATGCGGTTCGCCAATGGCGCGCGCCTTTCACGCCATTCGCTGACTGCATCTTACCCAAGGGATAACCCATGTCCACTGCAACCTTCCTCGCTGGCGTCACCGCCGGCTTTGGCGTGTCCGTCACGTTCCTGCTGTTCCTTGTCATGCTCAACCTGCGCGCCCGGCGGCGCAAGCACGCCGCCTATGTCCGCATGTTCGAGGACGTAGAGAAGGAGCTGCGCAGGTATCCGCCCGTGCCGATGGCTGACGAGCGCCAGCACATCTGGCACTGAGGTGCTATCACGCGCCGGGTTGCGCGCCCCGCTGACAGCCTTCACGCCTCGCCGGGCATCCCTACACCCATGACATCATGATGCCCGCCCAGCGCCCGCCGCTGGCCACTACAGCTACCCCGGAGGGTAACGCCATGCGCTATCTCGCCCGCATATGTCAGACGCTGACAACCAAACGCTATATCGACGTGCCAGTGGAAGCTTCATCCATGGATGAAGCGCGGGACATCGCCGAAGCCGCCGACGCGCCGCCAGACAACGCTGGCTGGGTCACAACCACGAAACTGGACAGCGATGAGGTTGTGTTCGTCGCGGAGGACGAATGATGTTGTCAGGCCGGCGCTCACCACGCCTGCCGCACAACTTCATTACCCCGGAGGGTAACGCCATGAGCACCGACACGCCATTCATGCGCGGCTTTCTGGGCGCGCTGATCTTCACCGAGCGGTGCAGCTCGGTAACCATGTCAGAATGGCACGACAGCCTGGTGATAGGGGCGGGGCTGTCTGACGGCGCAATACCGTCCGACGCCTGCACTGAGCATCTGGACCCGGGCGACGTCGCCCGCATCGCTGAAGCCGTCGCCAAATGGCAGGCTGACAACGCCCTGTTGCTCGCCATCGCCTACCATCGCGGCTATACCGAGGAGCGGGCCGGCCATGACCTGTGGCTGACGGCGCATGGCCATGGCGCGGGCTTCTGGGACCGCGAGGAGCTGCGCGAGGATGCTCTGGGCGACGCCCTGACAACCAAGGCGCATGACTTCCAGCAATGCGAAGTCTATGTCCGCCAGCATGATGCGGGCATTGAACAGCAGGAGCTGGTGATCGGGATAGACCAATGGATGTGAACATCATACGGGACCTGAGAGTGACCATGTGGGAAATGAGACCATTCGCCCAACAGGAGCTTCGCAAGGTCGTCGCCCAGCTGCCGGATACCGGCATGCGCGAGGTGTTCGACATCTATTGCCGCGCCAACAACCGCAGCATCGCGCACCAGCTGATGTATGACGCCGCAGTCAACCTGCACAACCCGGCGCTGGCCCCGCGCATCAGCATCATGCTGCCATTCTATAGCTGGATGCACTGGCATGAGAATGAAACCAATAACAGCCTGAGCGTGTACAAGTTTATAGCTTACCTCAAGGGTAAGTATCCCGGAGCATAGCCATGTACTTCAGCAACAGAAAACCAGTTGACGCTGTGCTGTACAGCAACAACGGCACGATAGGGTACATGACACGGTATGGTGCGTACGCATCATTCAATGGCCTGACGCTTGCGCGACAACTGTTGCTGGATGTGGCTGTCTATGGAAACCCACACTGGAACCAAGGGTTCCTGAATTGGGCGGAGGCGCAGTTCGACGCCTACACTGATGAGCACCTTGGCATTGACCCACCGGCGGTCACGTTCCGCGAGTGGCTGAAGCAGCGCTATCCCGAGAGGTAACTGGCATGCTTACCCGCCCGAAGTTTGAGGATGGCTACATGACTGTCAAGAGAATGAACATCAACAAGAACACAGCCAGTGAGGTTGTGTTCTGGATGATGCCTGAAACAATGGCCAGCATGTACGCGACCTATGCCCGGGTCATGAAGCGGTCAGTGGCGCACCAGCTGGTGCATGACATCACCATCAGCCCTGATAACACCAGCCACAAAGTGCTGAAGGACTTCAGGGTATGGCGCAATAACCTGCGGCAGGAGGCGTGCCCGAGCCCTGATGGCCTGACAGAGCAGGACTTCGTGCGGTATGTGGAGCACAAATACCCCGAGAGGTAACCGCCATGTTTGATGCAGCCATGACGCCAATTGATTTGCTGTCCATGACGCTGAACGACAGACAGTTCGAGGGGTTCAGGGCGTATGCGTCCGCCAACAATAGGACAGTGCTTCAGCAGGTCATATTTTCAGTCACCGCAAGCGCCAGCCCCCACATGCCGGATTACCATCGGTGGGTGAATGAAATGTACGCCACCTATCGTGGTGAGCAAATGACACGATCCTTGGATGACTTTACCGACTGGTTGCTGCGCAAGTACCCCGAGAGGTAACCCGATGATTGGCCGCGCGCCATACCAAAGTGATGCGCTGTATGGCTTCTATGCCTGCGCCTCCAGCATGTCGATGCCCCGCCGGTTCCTGATGGACGCCGCCCTGCATGGCGTTGACTGGCATGCTGGCCTCGGCAGATGGGTTGCGGATGAAGCAAACCAGCACAGGAGCGCGACCGATGGCAGCGGGTCATATGCCCTTATAGCATGGTTCGCCTTGCGATACCCGGGAGGCATGGAGCACTGGAGGGGCAAGCGCCATGAAGGAACCACCATATAAAGGGGAGATGCTGTTTGGCTTCTATGCCTGCGGCACCTCCCTGACAATGCCGCGCCGCTTCCTGATGGACGCCGCCCTGTATGGCAGCGCGTGGCATCATGGCATGGCCACATGGGTCATTGCCCAGCGTGACGAGTGCGACAGGACTGGCGCCCGCGCCCGCGTCTATGGCTTCGTGGGCTACCTGAAGGAACGCTACCCCCAAGGTAGCGATCACTTTAGGGGCCAGCCTACCGTCATGAAGCAGTACTCATACAAGTGGGAACTACCATATGGCTAGTTGCTCCATCGGCTACCTCAAACAATGGTATGGGTCGAGGCCATACTGGACAATATATGCCAGACATCTTGGGCTGGACCAAGTGCGCGCCTGCATCAGGGAGTTCACCCAATGCTCAGTCAAAACAGATTTAATCTTTGACTGGGATGATGGCTACCACAATTTCATGGAGGACAACTACCATGAATACTCCGTAAGCGGCGAAGTATCTTTTGAAGAATGGCTTATCGCCAGATACCCACCGGAGGTCATGCCATGAGCCGTGCTATCACGATTGCCGCGGGCAAGCCCAACACTGACGACACCGTGCGCACCACGCTGGGCCGCTATCTGACGCGCCAGCAGGGGCCGGCCGGGCTGGTGGTCCGCATCGAGCTGCGGGTAGCTGTTTACACGGTGGGCACCAAGTTTATTGGCAGCAAGGTGACAGAGCTGCTTGATCGCGCCGTCGCCGGCATTGGTGTGTTCGCTCCCACTGTCCGCGACACGCCCACCATCCTCCATAATGCCGGGAGGATCATCACCAACAATGACAGCTCGCTGCGGACCTACATCACGCAGCTGCCGCCCGGGCAGAGCCGCATCAACCTGCTGGAAGTCATCATCGCAACGGCGGAGGAGCTATTCACCTGCGTCAACCAGCTTTACCCCAGCCTCAAACCCAAGGTGTTTGTCCGCATGGGCGCGGTGAGCTGGCGCCATGATGCGCTCAATGGCCTGCGCGCCAGCATCGAGACGGTTACCCCGGAGGTATTGTCCCATGAGAAAACCGGCAAGCCCAAGTTCAAAAACCGGCGGACCCGGGGCGATCCAATTTAACCGGCCAGCTCCCTATGATGTCCGCATGAGTGCAGCACAGGTATTCAGCCGTGGGTTGTCAATGGCGACACCCGCGCCGGTCGCCGAGATGATGCCTGAAAAGCTGCTGAACCTTGTCCTGCTCGACGTGCAGGCGCAGCGGTATGCCATCTATGCCCGCGCAAAAGGGCTGTCTGTTATACAGATGATGTTGACAGATATTGCACTATCTGAGCCCGATTACTCCACACTGGAGGGGCATTGGTCATGGAATTTCCACGACTGGTCAGAGACGCGGCGGGATGAATACCATGAAGTCGACCAAGACCAGCCATTCAATGACTGGCTTGCTACCAGATACCCCGAGAGGTAACCCGATGGAGATTGAAGAATATCACCGGCGCATCAATGCATGCTTTGCCGCAGCACATGGTCGCAGCCTGAAAGAGCAGCTCACCTATGAGGCGTTGCTGAATGGCGGCGAGGCGCCAGCCGAGCGCACCGCATACAAGCAGTGGGTCGACAGGGAGCTGCGCCGGCACTGGGCCGAGCGCGATGGCAACGCGGAATACACCGTCGGCTCCATGCTCACCCAGCGCGATGCGGCGAAGACCGTCAAGCGCGTCGAGCTGCCGGCTGACGACATCACAATGGGTGAGCATTTCAGGATCGTCATCGACTGGTTCGAGCGGGAGTTCCCGCCGTTGCCCGAGAAGGAGGAATGAATGTCTGGCTTCGGAGAGGAGGGCGCGCCGGTGCTATCACACGCCGTCGCCCAGCTGGCTGCATCGCTTGGCGTCACGCCGGCGCCCGGCGCATCCAGCGACGAGACAGCAAGCCTGCTGGTTGCCCGCGTCACTGCGGTGCATGGCGAGCTTGTCGTGATCCAGCGGACCCTGCGCCGGCAGGCGGAGGAGCTGGCGGCCCGTGACAAGGCCATAGCGCTGCGCGAGGCGAGGTGCATTGCGCGCGAGAAGCAGCTGGAGGCCATCGACCGCCTGCAGTCCATCGCATCATTTGAGCCCGCCCCGGTTCGCCGGTGGTGGCAACCCCGGGGGTAACCATGTCAGATAAACCGTTGTCAGGACGGGCGCGGAAGCTGCTGGAGCGCGTGCAGCAGGGGGAGTTCTATTTCCCGCACCGGGGCTATCGCCCCGCCGCCATGCAGGAGCTGGTCGACGCCCGGCTGGTCACCACGACCGGACGCGCCGTGGTCATCGAAGCCGCCTATGTGCCGACCAAGGGCTACACGCCCATGAAGCAGGAGGTCTTTGGCCCGACCGAGCCCGAGCCGCCGCCAGAGAAGCCATGGGTTGTCATTGGTGGCGACGTCATCGACGGGCTGCGTTTCTATGGACCGTACCCGGATGAGGGCGCGGCCGAGGACGCCATCGAAGACCGCGCAGCGCGCGAGGGCAGCAGCATCTACGACTTCCTCGCCGTGCAGCTGCGGGCCTGATACCCGGAGGGTAACCCGATGCATGAGGATAACCGCTCCGCATACCCTGTGCGGTGGTCAAATCTGGTTGTCGAGCTGACCGACGGCGAGGTCAAGACCTACAAAATCCGCGCCGGCGTCACCATCGCCACCCACCTCGCCGAGCAGATTGGCCGCACCGGCCAGCTGGTCATCAAGCAGGGGCTGCAGACCATCGCAATCCCCGAGCGCAACATCCGCATGTGGAGCCTGCACGAGACAGACGCCCCACCGGAAGACTGAACCCGTCACACAACCACACCACCGTTTGTATCGTACCGTCGAGAAGGAAAAGTTATGGACCTGCACACCCTCTCCAACAATTTCCCCGCCCTGCTGGACAGCGGCAAGTCAATCGAGCTGGTCGGCCCTCCCGGCGTCGGCAAGTCTGACTTTGTCCGTCAGCAGGTCGCAGCCGCTTCCGTCCGCACCGGGCAGGAGTGGGGCTTCGCCACGCTGTTTCTGGCCACGATGACGCCGCCTGACCTGCTGGGTTACATGGTGCCGGACCACGACAGCCGCGGCAACGCCGTCTCCCGCTTCACCATGCCGCCGTGGATGCAGACCAGCAATCACAGGCTGGTGTCCGATTACCCCCGGGGTATCCTGTTCCTTGACGAGTATGGGCAGGGTGACGCCGACGTGAAGCGGGCCAGCGCCGAGCTGCTGCTTAACCGTCGCATCGGTCCATGGGAGCTGCCCGACGGCTGGTCGGTCATCGCAGCATCCAACCGCGCCAAGGATCGCTCCGGCGTCACCAAGGCGTTTGACTTCGTCATCAACCGCCGCGTCGAGATCAACATCGACCCGAGCGTGAGCGCGTGGGAGAAGTGGGCGATGGACGTGGGCATTGACCCGCTGATCCAGTTCTTCGCCACCCAGAACCCTGGCATTGTGTTCGATGGTGACGTGCCCAAGGAGCAGGGGCCGTGGTGTACGCCACGCTCGCTGGTGGCCGCTGGCGACGTGCTGCACGCCCTGCGCGGCGGCAACCCTGACCGCGAGATGCTTACCGACGCCGTGGCGCGTGAGCTGGTGGCCGGCACGATCGGCAATGCTGCGACCCTGCAGCTGATGGCGACGCTGACGCTGGCCTACAACATGCCATCGGTGGCGGACATCATCGCCAACCCGGAGACAACCTCGGTGCCGGACAAGCCCGACGCCGCGATGCTGGTCGCCCACCAGCTGGCCTCATATGTCGAGGTCGACACCATCGACCCCATCTCCACCTACATGGAGCGGTTCCCGCGCGAGTTCAGCGTGTCGTTCGCCACCCAGATGATGAAACGGTCGGTCGAGTTCCGGCACGCCATTCTGGAGACGCCGGCCATGAGCCGGTGGATCAAGGCCAACGGCGCCCTGTTCGCAGCCATCCAGTAACCGTCGGCGGGCGCGTGCTATCACGCGCTCACCCACCCGTTACCCGGGAGGTAACCTTGACCTACCTGAACAATGACATGCGCGCGGCCATTGTCCGGCGCGCCCAAGCCCATGCCTTCGACGCCAGAAAGGAGGCGATGGCCGTCGCCGAGGATGCGCTGGCCCGCGAGGTCCACGCCGCGCTGTTCAAGAAGGGCTGGCTGGACATCGCCGAGAAGCTGCCGCCCCGCTGGGTGGCGCGCACCCGGGTGCTGCGGGTCAACGCCCATGGCGAGAAGATCGAGCTGGCGATGAGGTCCGAGGGCGACCCGGTCATCGTGCCGGCCCTCGACCGGGACAACACAGCGTGGGTCAATCACCACCACATCCATGGCAGCTTCACAGATGACGGCACGGACGACTGCATGGCCCGCCGCATCGCCACCCATGCCCGCGAGCGCGACAAGCTGAAGAATGAACGCGCCCAAGCTGGCAAGACACTGCGGACGATGCTGGACACCTTCCGCACGGTCAAGGCGATGCACGACGCATGGCCCGAGGGCGAGCCCTTCTATCGGGACTACAAGCTGCAGCGCCGGCAGGTCCCGGTGGTACAGGTCGGCAAGATCAATGACCTGTTCGACCTGCCCGTTGCGGAGGACACGCCCGCCTGACCGCACTTACCCCCGGAGGTAAACACCATGACAAATGTATCAATTACGGATGATTACGTCCGGGTTCATCGTGAGGTAACCAACCATGCCAGCAGCACTGGTGCAATGCTGGCCCTGAACATCACTAAAAACCGTCAGATTTCAGATGTTGAGCGCAAGATGTTGCTCACACATCTGGTTGGGCTTGCGCTGGAATTTCAGGCGTTCGCCGCCCTGCTGGTCGGTGACAAGGCAAAGGTGGGAGTTGTGATGAGCGCAACCACGCCGCCCAACCGCACCGATAACCTTTCGCAGCTGAAGGAAGCATTCGATGGCTACGAACACAATCCGTCCCCTCCCGACCTTTGAAGCTGTCGCGCTGACCCCGGCGCAGGAGCGCGACTGGGAGAAGTGCCGCGCCGCGGTGCTTCACCAGACGCCATTCTTCACCCACATCCTCTACACCATGATGTCGCGGGACGGGCTGGCGCTGTTCACCCGCCACCCGGCGGTGCCGATCGCCGCGACCGATGGCCAGCGCCTGATCCTGAACCCGGACACGTTCTTCAGGTTCTCATTGGCGGAGCAGGTGTTCATCATCGCCCATGAGGTGCTGCACTGCGTGTTCGATCACCCGGGGCAGGGCTTCCGCATGTCGCAGGCCGGCAAGGTGGTGTATTCCACCGGCGCCGAGCTGCCGTTTGTCCATGACATCCACAACAAGGCCGCCGACTATGTCATCAACGACATGCTGATCGAGGACAAGGTTGGGAGCTTCCCCCCCATTGCCCTGCATGATCGCAGCATCGGCAACAGCCACGATGCCGTGGTGGACGTATACGCCAAGCTGTTCGACAAGGATGGGGCCGGCGGGGGTGGCAAGGGCGGCAAGGGCTTTGACGTTCTGCTGAAGCCCGGCAGCGCCAGCGGTGAGCCGGCGCAGCAGGTCGTGGACAGCCGCAACGAGAATGAATGGCGCATGGCTGTCACGTCCGCCATGGCCGCCGCCAAGGCGCAGGGGAAGATGCCCAGCAACATGGAGCGCGTGCTGGGCGAGTGGCTTACCCCGTCGGTAGACTGGCGCGAGTTCATCCGCTCCACCTTTGCCCGCAACCTTGGCTCCGGCAGCTGGAACTGGAAGCGCCCCAACCGGCGTGCTATCACGCGCGCCGACCGGCTGGTGCTCCCGACCAGCATGGGCGACATGGCGGGCCACGTCTGCGTCGCCATCGACACCTCCGGCTCCATTACCGACCAGCTGCTGACCGTGTTCTTCAGCGAGATGGCCGGCCTGCTGGAGGAGGTGCGCCCGCAAAGCGTGAGCGTGCTGTGGTGCGACGCCCGCGTCCACCGCATCGACATGATTGAGGAGGTCAGCGATCTGGCCGCCCTGCAACGCAAGGGTGCGCCGGGCGGTGGTGGCACCGACTTCCGCCCCGTGTTCGAGGCCATCGACATGATGGAGGAGCAGCCTGAAGCGCTGGTGTTTCTCACTGACGGGTGGGGCTCATTCCCGGCCGAGGAGCCGGATTATCCCACAATCTGGGGCACCGTCGGCAAGAAGCCTGACGACTATCCCTTTGGCGAGGCGGTGACGGTCAGCGTCTAAGCTGCCGTTACCCATGGAGGTAGCAATGGACATCAACAACGTCTTGGTATTGGCCCGGCAGGGCGGGCTGCGCGTGCGCATCACGGTCGACGCGATCAACAAGGCCGGCGTCCGGGTGCATGGCCCGGTGCAAATCCACCCCGACAACGTGGTGATCACCCCCAGTGGCTTGCCCAATCAGGAAATCTGGCTTGTAGGCAGTGGGCTGGCGCGGCCGGTCGAGGAGCCGGAGGTGCTGTTCGACCAGACGGCGACGATGGTCACCCCGAATATGTCCACCGATGTCAGGGTGCATGTGGAAGACGTGCAACAGATCAGCCCGTCGAAGCCGTGGCGGATCATGGTTACATCCAAACCATCTCAAGGCTACGACGGCGACGAGAATGAAATATATATGTATTTCCACTTGTTGCGCGAGGCCAACATGGAAGCTGGAAAGCTGATGGCCAAGGTTCAGGACGCCAGCAGGGCCAGCGCTATTTTGGACGACGCCCTGAATGAACTGGCGACGATCAGGCCACTCTGACAAATGAAAGGCCCCTGCAAGGAAGGAATACTTGCAGGGGCCAGCACCATGCCCAGAGGTCGTCCGTCGTCAGTGGACACACTATAGGCATAAAGGCGCGGTGTGATCAAGCCCCAGCCGGATCACACCAAAACTTGTGCTGTGGCTGTATTGACACAGGTTTACCCGTGGTGGTAACTGTTCTGTAACTGCAAAATACCGCCAAAATCCCTGAAGACGGATCACCCCATGAACACATTCGTTGTCGGTCAGAAAGTCTGGAAAGTGTCTGGCGATTATAACCTGCCCGGGCAGGTGCGGTCAGGCTTTCTCACCAGCAGCGGCAAGCCGCGCTTCGTGGTCGAGCACGATGCCGGCATGCTCCACATCTACAGCCCCAACCAGATCGCGCCGTGGTCGCAGGACTATCCCTACCTGAAGCTGCTGCAGGCATGCACGGTGGGGCAGGTTGCGCCGATGCGCAACGGCGACTGTTACAGGCACGGCCCGGCGACACTGAAGTTCAACCTGCAGGACGGGTTCCCGCTGCTGACCACCAAGCGGCTGAACACCAAGGCCATCGCTGCCGAGCTGATGTTCTTTGCCACCGGCCAGACCAACACCAAATTCCTGCATGACCACGGCGTCCATATCTGGGACCTGTGGGCTGACGCCAACGGCGACCTTGGCCCGATCTACGGGGCGCAGTGGCGGGCGTGGACCGGCAACAGCGGCGAGAAGATCGACCAGCTGGCCACTGTCCAGCGCGCCCTGCTGGAAGACCCCTACAGCCGCCGCCACGTTGTCAATGCGTGGAACGTCGCAGCCCTGCCGGCCATGGCGCTGCCGCCCTGCCATATGACGTTCCAGTTCGTGGTGTCCGAGGACGGCGAGCATCTTGATCTGGTGATGTTCCAGCGCAGCGCCGACATCTTCATCGGCGTGCCGTTCAACATCGCCAGCTACGCCATGCTGCTGTCGCTGATGTGCGCCGTCGAGGGGATCAACCTGAAGCCCGGCACGCTGCACATGCAGTTCGGGGACGTGCATCTGTACGATGTGCATTACGTCCCGGCGATGGAGCAGCTGTCGCGGCCGGCAAAGCCGTCGCCGGCGTTCACGGCGCCGACCGCAAAGAATGTCTGGGACCACAGCGTGGACGCCCTGTGCGCCGGGTTGACCGGCTACGAGGCCCACCCGCATATTGCTGCGCCGGTCCTGAAATAGAGATTGCAGCAGGGCAGGCAAATAACCTGCTGCATAGTGTGGTGCGGTGCTGGAGCGGAAGCACACCCGGGCGTATCCCCCGGGCGGCCCTGTCGTGGAGCCAATAGCGGGTTAGCGCCCCGCCACCACACGCCCCCTCCCTACCCAAGAGGTAACCATGTCCATTCGACCTTTCATCGTCCTTCTGCACGTCTCCAGTGGCGCCAGCGCGCCGGCCCCGCTGCTCCACTCGGTGCTGGCTTCCAGCTCTGACGAGGCGCTGGGCAACGCCGTCAACGCCGTGCTGCGCGCCGGTCAGGGCGCCGCCATCACCCACGCATCGGCCATCGACGCCGAGGACTGCACCCGCAAGCTGTACGAGCAGCGCGAGATGCAGCAGGTCAACGCCGGCAGGGCGATGCGCGACGCCGAGGCTGAAGCTGTCCGCATGGGCGTCCACCCGGCCCAGCAGGGCATGGTGCGCGTGCCGGAAGGGCACGCCACGATCGACCCGTCCGACCCGCACCTGCGCGACTTCGCCCGGGCGGCGCGCGAGGCTTACTCCCACGAGGCCGCCGAGGCCGCCGGCGGGGCCATGGCCTACGACAACGACCCGGCGCGCGCGACCCAGTAAGATGGCGCTGCTCCCGACCCAGCGCATACGCGCACTGGCCCAGCAGGGCATGATCACACCCTTCGATGAGCGTGGCCTGTCCAACGGCCGCACGTATGGGCTGGGGCCGGCGAGCTACGACCTGCGCCTCAAGGACACGACATGGGTATGGCCCGGCTGGGGACGGCTGGGCCGCACCATTGAACGCCTGAATATCCCGGATGACGTCGGCGCGCTGGTCAAGGCCAAGAGCACCAACGCCCGGGTGTTCATCAACGCCTCGCAGAGCACGTTCGTTGATCCGGGGTTCGCCGGCACGCTGGTGGTGGAGATGACCCGCCACCTGCCGTGGCCGGTGCGGATCAAGGCAGGCACGCCCATTGCGCAGCTGCTGTTCCTGCGCTGCGAGGAGCCCACCGAAATGCCCTACAGGGGCAAATACCAGAACCAGCCAGACGCCATCACCGGCGCCATCTTTGAAGACACGCTGACGGTTACCCAGCAGGTATCCCTGAAGCTGTCCAAGGTGCTGCTCGCCGCGGCGCGCTGGCTCCGGTCAACCGGAGACAGGACATGAGCCAAGCCCCCTTGCCACCCGCCTATTCCATGCCGACCGACAACGGCTATAACATCCTCGCCCGCTGGCTGGCCGCCGCCTATGAGCAGAGCCGCCATGGCAAGGGCGTGCAGCGCCACGGCAATGGCAAGCCGTTCACCGAGCAGCAGATCATCCGCAACAGCCGCGACACCGGCGGCATTGGCGCGCTGACGCAGGCCCACAAGAAAATCGAGGAAGCGCTGGGCATGATGGCGCGCGGCGAGCATGACAAGGCGCTGCACGAGCTGAAGGGCGCCATGGTGTATGTCGCCGCCGGCTGCGACGGCATTGAGTGTGGCCGGCGCTGGATCGCCGCCAGCTCTCCTGACGAGCCAGCCGTTTACCACGGCCCATTCCCACCGCCGGAGCAGGTTCCAACCCAGCACATGGTTGAGAACGCGCTACAGGCCGGCAGGGCGCGAAGTTTCGCCGCCGTCGACATCGACTGATCACACAACCCCGCCCATCGGCGGGGTTTACTTCATACCCCCCGGAGGTAACCATGTCCGACATCATGTCAGTGCTGCAGGCCAGCACGGTTCTGGCCCGCGTCGCCACCACGGCGCTGGGCGCATCGCGCACCGATCGCGGCGCCAGCGAGAAGGTGGCCAAGGACGCCAACGCCACCACTGGCAGCGCCCGCGTGCTGGTGTCCCGCATCGCCGGCTCCGAGCAATACCACCGCAACATCGTGGCCATCCAGCAGCGCGCCCGCGTTGTGCTGCATGACCTGACGACGCCGTTCCGCGACGATGGCTGGCGCATCCTGCCGAACCTGCGGTTCATGGACTTCATCCAGCGCTACGGCGCCGTCAAGAAAGAGTTCGACGCGGCCCGGCAGCGGATGATTGACGACGCCGACATCATCATGATGAAGGCCCAGACCAGCGTCGGCAACCTGCATGTCGACAAGCTGACGCGCGAGGAGATCGAGCACGCCTACACGCTGTCGTTCGACGTGCAGGACTATCCCGCCGGCCAGTTCACCGGCCTGCCCGGCCCCGTCGTGTCATCCCTGCAGCGCGCCATGGACCGCAGCGCCGAGGTGGCGTGGACGGCGGCGAAGCGCGATGTGCTGGAGCGCCTGCTGGGCCCGGTCACCAGCTTCATCATGCGCATGGAGGCATTCGAGGAGCGGAGCAAGACGCTCGCTGACGGCACGCCCACCAAGGCTGGCATTTTCCGCGACAGTGCTATCACGAATATCGCGGAGATCGTCCAGCTCGCCAAGGCGCTCAATATTGATGGCGACGCCCAGCTGACCGAGATCATTGACCATCTGGAGGAGTTCATCGGGGTCGACCCTGACGACGTCCGCAACAACGCCGACGTCCGCAACATCCTCACCACCACGGCGCGCACCGCTGCCGACAACCTGAAGGAATGGATCAAGTGAGCAACGCAAGCCCGGCATTCATCCTGCGCTTCGTGGACGGCCTGACCAAGAACGGCAGGCGCATGCTGACGGTGTGGAACGCACAGGACAACATCCTGTGTGTCGACCGTGAGCTGCATGACAGCCACGAACGCCTCGACCAGATCGTGATCACACGATCGTACCGTGACATCGGCGCGGGGGAACGCTTCCGCGCCTGACCTACCCCGGAGGTAACAGGAGCAGCACCATGGCCCGGTTCATACGCAAGGGCAACATGCCCCTTACCCAAAGGCGCGCAGCCGCTCTCCGTTCAGCAATTCTCCACTACATGCGCCTGTACCGATCCTACAACCAGCCGTTTGTCACGCTGACACATGAGGAAGTTGCAGAGTTGATATGGGGTGAGCATGGCCCGGCGTCCATTGCCATGGCTAAACATGCAAGTGATATACAGTATGGGGGCCTGACCAATAATATAGACGTCGGTGGTATAAGCCTGAATGTCACTGTGTATGTCGATGACAACCATAAAGTGGTTGCATCAGACACACAAATACTTGACACCGAGCGGGTGCTGGCGTCAGATAAGTTCACCAAACTGCTGGCTGACAACACACAACGTCTAGCCAACCTCCATAATACAATGAAGCAGCTGCTGGACATGCCGGCCAACCTTGAAATGATCGCCCAAAGCCACGGCATGCCGTTCATCCGCCAGTACCTCCACAGCCTGCCGATGATCTTGGAGGAAGAAGGGTTTGCAATGCCCAGCATCGCCAAGTTCCGGCAGGTGGAGCCAAAGGACAGCTGGATACCAACGAACCTGAAGGAACGGTGCGAGCTGCTGGATGAGGTGATCACCAAGGTGAAGCTGTTGAAAGGCACCGACCCGCATCCGTATATGTGTCAGAGATCGTCAACCATGATGCTGGATATAGGAACGTGACATGGCCCCAAAGTACATCGTTGCCGACTTCGAGACATACTACGACACCGAATATTCATTGAAGCGCATGACGCCGGTTGAATACATCCTTGACCGGCGCTTTGAAATGAATGTCGTTGCCATATGTGAAGACGACAACGGGCCAGCGTTCACGTTGGAGCATGACGACTTCTGCCGTTACCTGAATACCCTGCGGGGTAACCCGGTGGCGGTGCTGTCCCACAACGCCCTGTTTGACATGTGCATCCTGTCATACCGCTATGGCTGGACGCCGCCCCTGATGATCGACACCATGGGCATGGCCCGGGCGCTGATCTATCCCCAGACTGGCAAGGTGTCGCTGGCGGCATGCGTGGAGTATTTTGGCGTCGGCAAGAAGGGCGGCTTTCTGGCCAATGTCCGGGGCCTGTACAAGGACCAGATCAAGGCGCGGGGCCTGTGGGAAGGTCATTGCAGGTATGCGATGGATGACGCCACACAGGAGCGCGACATCTTCAAGGCCATGCGCCCGCACTTCCCGCGCAGCGAATACGCCGTGATGGATCAGGTGCTGCGCTGCGCCGTGCAGCCATCGTTCGTGCTGGATGCGCCGCTGCTGCATGAGCACTATGCTGACGTGGTGCGGGCCAAAGAGGAGCTGCTGCAGCGCACCGGGCTGACCGACCGCAAGGCGCTGATGTCCGATGTCCGCTTTGCCGAGGTGCTGGAGGGGCTGGGCGTCGAGCCGCCTACCAAGGTGTCGCCGACGACGAACAAAACCATCTATGCATTCGCCAAGTCCGACAAGGACTTTGTCGACCTGATGGAGAACCACCCCAACCCGGACGTGCAGGCTGTCTGCGCCGCGCGCCTTGGCCACAAGAGCACCATTGAGGAGACGCGGACCCAGCGGTTCATCAACATTTCCCGGCTGACGTGGGCCGACGGATCGTCCGGCGCCATGCCAATGCCGCTGCGCTATTCCGGCGCCCACACCCACCGCCTGTCCGGCGACTGGAAGCTGAACGTCCAGAACCTTGGTCGCGGCTCCAAGCTGCGGCATGCGCTGAAGGCCATGCCCGGCATGAAGGTGGTGGCCGTCGACGCCTCCCAGATCGAGGCGCGCATGAACGGCTGGTTCAGCGGCGAGGAGGAGCTGACGAACGCCTTCGCTGCCGGCGAGGACATCTACTCCCTGTTCGCCGGCGAGGCCATCTACGGTTACCCCGTGAGTAAGGCGACCCACAAGGATGAGCGCTTTGTGGGCAAGCAGTCCATTCTTGGGCTTGGCTATAACATGGGGGCGCCGAAGTTCCAGAACACGGTGCGTGTCGCATCCCGCAACGAGCTGAAGCGGGAGATGATCATCCCGGAGGAGGAGTGCCGGCGCATCGTGCAGGCATACCGGCGGCGCTATGCCAACATCACAGCCCGCTGGAAAACGCTCCAGCAACTGCTGCCGCAGATGGCCATGCAGGGCTTCCAGCACGAGATGGGGCCGGTCAGGTTCATCCACAACGCCATCGTGCTGCCCAACGGCATGCTGCTGCAGTATCATAACCTGCGGAACATGGGCGACGGGCAGTGGGCGTTCGATTTTGGCAAGCGCATCAAATACATCTACGGCGGCAAGATGCTGGAGAACATCATTCAGGCGCTTGCCCGCATCTGCACCATGGACGCTGCCGTGCGCGTCGCGCGGCGGTATCATAACTACGGGGTGCGCCTTGCATCACAGGTGCATGACGAAATCATTTTCGTTGTGCCAGAATGGCTGGCCGAGGAGGTGAAGCTGGCCTGTATCGAGGAGATGCGCCGGCGCCCGTGGTGGGGGCCAGACATCCCGCTGGACGCCGAGGGGGCAACCGGCCTGACCTATGGGGACTGTAAATGACGGACAAGCTGGTTGAGGAGCTGGAGCGTTTGCTGCAGCTGGCCAAGGAAGACAAGATCGACGCCATCATGATCCACGCCGCCGTGAAGGAAGACCGCACGACGCCCGATGACGTGCTGCCGCAATGGGGCGGGTTCACGTCAGTCATTTCCGGTAGCCCGTATGCGGTGCATTCGTTCATGCACCAGCTTGGCCCTGCGATGGTGCCATACATGCAGCACGTCGTGACTGACATCGACCGCAAGACGCACGGCCTGACCGAGCGCGCGCCACGCCCTACCAGCGGCGCATATTATAACTGATTACCCACATGGGTACTGTGTTGACACAGTAACAACCTGTATTTATGGTGTGTTGGCACCATAAATACACAGTCCGTCGAGGCAACTCCATGTTCAAAATCACGACTGTCGATCACGGCAGCGGACAGGTCGTCATCAAGCCGTTCACATGGAGCTATTCCCGGCTGAAAAGTTTCGAGACCTGCCCGAAGCGCCATTGGCACGAGGACATCGCCAAGGATGTCCCGCGCGACGCCAGCCCGGTGCTGGACAAGGGCAATGACGTTCACATCGCCATCGCCCGCTATCTCACCAAGGACATCCCGATCAAGGCCGGCGGCCATATCGAGGAACCCCTCGCTGCCGAGATGCGGCGCTGGTGCGACATGATCAAGGCCGTGCAGGTTGGCCAGCTCCACGTCGAGCAGAAGCTGGGCATGACCCGCGAGCTGAAGGGCTGCGCATTCTTCGCCAAGGACGTCTGGTATCGCGGCGTCTCGGACGTTACCCGCGTGGTAGGTCCGGTGGCCGCCGCCGTCGACTGGAAGACCGGCAAGGTGAAGGAAGACGGCACGCAGCTGGCCCTGATGGCCGCATGCATCATGGCCCATTACCCCGAGGTGCAGAAGGTCCGCACCGAGTTCGTCTGGCTGGAACATAACAAGTCCAGCCGCGCCGACTTTGCCCGCAGCGACATGACCACCCTGTGGGCGCACATGCTGCCGCGCATTGCCCAGCTGGAGACCGCCACCAAGAACAGCGAGTTCCCGGCCAAGCCCGGCGGGCTGTGCAAGGGCTGGTGCCCGGTCAAGCAATGCGCCCACTGGTCACCCTGAAGGAACATCCCATGCGCCCGTTCTATGAGGCATTCGTTGAAGCCATCCGGTTTATGTCAATGGTCGACCGGGGCGGCTCCCTGCAGATGCTGGACAGCAACCGGCTCCGCGCTCACCTGCTGGAGAAGTTCACCCAAGCCATGGATTTTGGCGCTTACCTGCCGGTCGGCTCCGCGCAAATATACGTCTCCGATCAAACATTGCGGGAGCTTGAAAACGCGGTAATGGCGGCCGGCGCGCAGGTATCGCAAGCTGTCAACAACGCTGCTTCCAGCAAGTTTACTATGGCCGGTGCGACTTTTGTTGGGGCTGGCCGCTACTTCTTCATCGAGCAGCTATACCAGACCATGAGCGCCGCGAAGCTGGGCGACACCTACGCCGAGATTATGACTGCACGCAACCCTGACGACACGGTTACCCTGCGGGTAGCGATGTCCCTGTCTCACCTTGGCTATGCAGGGGCGGAGAAGGCCGTGGTGAGCGAGCGCATCCCGATGCCGACCATGTGGTCCGGCAGCAGTGAGCTGGCTGACCAGATCACCACGAAAATGCTGCTGTTGATGGGAAGGTGACATGGCGACAACACCCGAGGGCAAGGTCAAGGCCGCTGTCAGGAAAGTGCTATCACGCCACCCGGTCCACGGCTGCTG